GCTCCCATTGTGCGGGTCAAGACCACAGACAAGCAGGTATATTTTGCCCTTCGCCGAACAGGCACTGGGGGCCTGTCCTGGTATCTCATTAGGGTGGGTAAACACCCGCACCGTTTCCACTACTTGATCCATGGCTCTCTGGCAGAAGCGTTGCTTGACAAGCCAATCACGCTGGACTGGCTTCATGCCAATTCGGCAGTTGATCCCAAGTGCTCGGCTGCACAGGTGATTTTGAGGGCTTCGCAGCTGAAATAGTGTTCCAAAGATGGTGTTTATAGTGCATACTTGAAGAAGAGCCATCATCTTTTTGGAGAACTATGAATGACTGCCAAAGGACCCAAAAAACCCGAACCAACGTCCGCAAGCCTTGAGCGGCTGGTTGAATGCTACAATGCCCAACTGCCCGAATACAATGCGGTTGTGGCCAAACTTTCTGAAGGCATGGCGCCTGAGAAAGTGCCCGCAAATCTCCAGCCAATGGAGGTTGTTGTCAATGGTGACAATATTGGGCGTGACTACTTCATCGAAGCCATTCGCCGGCAAAACCGCAGGCTTGGCCGCACAGTTCGGCGTCGGGCATTGGAGCTTCTTGAAGCTCGCGTCAAAGGTGAAAACGGACTTCCCATGACTGACGTTGACGGCCGCTCAATTGGCTTGAAGTATAAGGAAGTCTTGGACATCATCCATGGCGAATTCCCCGAGGCGTCCACGAGCGTTGCCTGTCTTCGCTGGTATGTGGTTCATCTCCGCATGGATGCAAACGATTTGGGCATCCCCTGGCCGGACTTGCCCCAAATCCGCCCGCGCGCCAAGTCTGCGGCGCAGAAGCTGGCTGTGTCCACATGAAGTGGTATGTGATTGCCTTGCTGTGGCTGGCTATTGGATATGGCCTTGACCGCATGTGTGAATGGGAAGCCAAGCATCGCAAGCAGCCTTACAATCAGACAATTGCTTGGCTCTGCTATCTTGCAGGGCCAGTGCTGATGGTCTTTTTCTCTCTGGCTCATATTGCTAAGCTTGTGAGGAAAAAGTAGTTCAAAAAATGGATCATGAACAATGGAGAGCATCATGTCTAAAGCCCCGCAACCTCTGACTGACACCGACGACATTGAAGCCATCATGGAACATGAGCCGGAGCGCTTGGTTGTGATTGACGGCAAAACCTATGACACCAACGACCTGTTCACTTGTTCCTCTTGTGGTGAACACTTCCTTGAAGATGAACGGGACGACAACAACCGGTGTCCGACCTGCGTGCAAGAAGCCCAAGACGAAGCTGATCACCGACGTTATCTTCGAGCTTGGTTCCACAGTACGCGCCTCTAGGTGTTTTCGGCGGCGTTATATAGTGCCCCAGGCGTACATTGTGGTGCAGTATGCCACATCGCCTGGGAGATTGCTTATGGGTTCCGTTGGACCTCGCCTTGTCTACTCTGACCAGCTTCACGCTGAGAAATACCGCCTCAAGAATGAAACCTTCCGGGATGCCATGGGCCGAATTGCGTCGGCCTTGTCCCACGGTGATGACAAGGCCAATTATCACGAGTTCCGTGAAATCCTGCTGGATATGCGGTTCATGCCTGCAGGCCGTGTTCAAGCGGCAATGGGCTCGCCCAAGGCAGTCACCCCGTATAACTGCTATGTTTCGGGCACAATTCCGGACAGCTTTGTAGGCCGTGACAATCCGGAGCAGTCCAGCATCATCCATCGGTTGGAACAAGCGGCAGCCACGATGCGAATGGGTGGTGGCATTGGCTATGACTTCTCCACCCTTCGGCCCAACGGGGCCATGATCGAAAAGCTCCAGTCCCGTTCGGGTGGACCGTTGAGCTTTATGCCCATCTACGATGAGACCTGCAAAGCCACGTCGTCAGCGGGCAATCGCCGTGGGGCTCAAATGGCTGTCTTGCGGATTGACCATCCTGACATCATGGCCTATATCCATGCCAAGCACAATCAGACGGCCTTGACCGGGTTCAACACGTCGGTCGCCGTGACTGACGAGTTCATGGAATGCTTGTATTCTGGCAAGCCGTTCAAGACCCGCTTTGGTGGTCAGACTTACCAAGAGCTGGACGCAGGTGAGACCTGGGAAACGCTGATGCGGTCGACCTGGGACTGGGCCGAGCCAGGTGTGCTCTTCATCGACACGATCAACCGCATGAACAACCTATGGTATGTCGAGAAGATTGCAGCCACAAACCCCTGCGGGGAACAGCCCCTGCCTCCCTTTGGTGCCTGCCTGCTTGGCTCAATCAATCTGGTCAAGTATCTGCGACATGATCTGGCCAGCTACTACTTTGACTTTGATCTGCTGGCCGAGGACATACCGCACATAGTCAGGGCAATGGACAATGTGGTGGATCGGGCAATCTATCCTTTGCAGGAGCAAGAGCGCGAAGCCAAGAGCAAGCGTCGCATGGGTTTGGGTTTCACGGGTTTTGCTAATACTGTCGAGGCCATGGGCCTGCCATATGGGTCTAAAGTCTGCCTGGCATTTGAAACAAAGCTGATGCACTTCTTCACCCGGTATTGCTATTTGGCGTCGATTAAGCTGGCCAGGGAAAAGGGCGCATTTCCCCTGTTTGATCGCGAGATGTACTGTGAAGGGTCTTTCATCAAGTCGCTGGACAAAGACGTGCAGGAAGCTTTGTGGGCCTACGGCATCCGCAACTCCCACTTGACCTCAATTGCTCCAACCGGCACAATCTCCATGTCAGCGGACAACGTGTCATCCAGCATCGAACCCGTCTACAAATTCAAGCAAAAGCGCACGGTCTTGATGGAGGCAGGCAAGCAGGAGGTCGACCTCTACGACTATGGCTTTGCAAACCTTCAAGTTCGTGGGCGCCGTACGTCCATGGGCGAGGTTACTGCCAAGCAGCACGTTGACGTCTTGGTTACGGCTCAGCGCTTTGTTGACAGTGCGGTCTCCAAGACAGTCAACTGTGATGGGTCAATGCCTTGGGATGAATTCAAAGGTATTTACCGGGTGGCCTATGAGGGTGGGGCCAAGGGCTGTACCACCTTCAATCGTGACGGAAAACGAGGAGGTTTGTTCAAGGAAGAGTTCGAACCAGCTGACCTGCCCTTTCCCATCGCAAAAAAGGCCGAGCAGTCCGGATTGCTGGAAGATATTGGCATGAGTTGTGAATTTGACCCCGCAACTGGACGCCGAAGCTGTGAATAGCGGTACTTTTGAAGCTTTTGCACGTCAAGATAGTCCCAGAGTATAACAATTTTGGGACTATCAACATGCAAGGACAAATCGGCTCGTGGGATCAACACCTGGCTATCACCTTAGACCACGAAGCTCTATTCTGGTTGGACTCACTGAATGTAGACCGGCGAGTTCTAGTGTCAGTCAGCCTTGACCGGTCAATCCTTGTGCTACCCGATGCCATGGGGCATAGAGTGACTTTTCGAGGCCAACACAATGCGGTTGGGTATGGGGTGTTTATTGACTGGTGTCATATCAGCACACCGCCTTTGCCCCGATTTGAATTGTTGGAATTAGAATTTGAGCCAACCGAGGGAATTGCTTTGGAGCTAAAACTGCCGGCAGACCATATGCTGCCTTGGCCCAAGTTACGTGATTGTGAGACCTACAGTGTCACGGAAGTGGCCATGGCTGAACTTGAGCGCCGACTAACCTCTGCAGCCAAATGCTTCAAAGGTCAACGCCCAGCAAGCTGGTCTTGGGTTCAACCAAGCGAAAGCGTTCGGGCATTGCTGCCAAAGGGTTTCTGGGCTGAAGCCCTCAAGCGCGCCATCGCCCTTTCCACAGCGTGACCATCGACCGGGTCCCCTCAGGGTAAGTTACAATATGGGTATGACTCCAACTCGACGGTCCACGGTTGTATCCCAAGTCTAGCATGGACGAGGTGCCTGCTTGATAGACCTCGTTGAAAATTCCAGCCGAATGGGAGTGTGCCACATTGGCCCGGCGGCCCATTCGGGCAAAGGCTCGTATGCTTCCACGTGCTCCATTTGGTCCGAGGTCTCCGTGCATGCCATTCTCAACCCCTCCGGCATAGGAGTGGCACACCACAAAACTCTCATCTTCCCGAAGGAAACGTAGGCTGCCTGGAATTTCTTGGCCATGGCGCACGAACTGGACGGAAGTGGTAAGCCCTTCCTTGGCCATGGCCCATTCCAGAAGATGAAAATCACGGTCCTGACGCTCATTGGCATAATAAAGCGCAAGGGACGCTTCAAGAAAGTACCGGGCATTCACTGGATCTTTTCGGAAGTCTGTTTCCACAAGCCAACGTATCATGGCTTTGTCGTGATTGCTATCGACAACAACCGTATGACACCAAGGCCGTATGGCCTCCCGGATAAGCTCTGAGGCTTCTCGGACCTCCTCCTGAACACACTCTTTGGCTTCGACGTACCGAGAGTGCATGCTGAGCCCGTTCTTTATTTCATGATGATTGCGGGCACGGAAATCAAGCACATCGTGGATGAACTGGTATTTGGGGCAGAGCACATCAAGCATGCCTCCCACACCCCAATTAAGCTTGCGAATAACTGGGTCAATCAGTCGAGTATGTACGTCTCCCCAAGATATGGCTTCAACCCGGTGACCCTCTGAAACTTCTCCACCAGTAGCCAGCAAGTCAAGGTCTCGAATGCTGCCTGACTCAGTTGCTTGCAACTGGCGCACATACCAAGCCCCATCTTCAGTGACTTCGACAAGCAAAGCCCCATAGCCATGGAAGTGCTCGGCTTTAAGCCCTGCTTTCTTTTGGATATAGTTCCGCTGGGTAATTGTCCCAGTGGTATAGTTGAACTTGGTTGCTTCCAGTTTGCCTGAGGCCACACTGTCCATGGCAAATTTGGCATGAGGGAAAATGCCTGACGCCCGGCCAGTGTAAGACTCAAGACCCGACAAGGGGTCAACAGCTGTTGGGAGGATATTCAGTTCGCCACACCAGACAAGGCCAGGAGCAAGCTCAACTCGCTCATCTGAAATGTACGGAGAAATTTCGGGGGAGTACCACAGGTTGTCATAGTCCGAAGTCCTGGATGAGTCGGGCTTTACCGCCTTTTTTCCATATGACGACTTGTCATAGGTATAGCGGCTGACCATAAGCTTGGCCCCATAGTGGTTTACAAGGGCCAGTAGGTTATGCCAACAGTCTTTGTAAACCGGGGTGTTGTTTTGGGCAGATGTCAGCACGTACCTTTTGACGCCTAACACTGGAGGTTTGAGCTTCTTCGCCTGAGTGTCCTCCACCCGGCCAGCGGATAGAGGCTTCTTTGGCTTTTCAGCTTGCATTAGGGCATCCCTATCTTTGACTTGAACCCGAGCCAGAAAGCTACCAGGGCACCTGTTGCCAGCACACCAACCATGGCCAGGAACGTGGTCTTCTGTGCGCTCTCCACGGCAGTTCGCCACTTGCGCAAATGCGCCAGGTCTGCCTGAAACTCCTTGTCGTCGATCAGGTGACGGAGCTCGCTGATCACAGCGAACTCCCTCTGCGCTTGGATTGGGTTCGAGATGTCGATGCCCAATTTTGTGAAGGTCTCATTCACTGCGGACCGCGCGGCAGTCTCGGCGATGAGTTGAATCTCTGAGGTCTGTATGTTCATGCCGAGGGCCTGCTATTCTTACTTGCTGCTGAAGATCGGCGTGGTGGTCACAAAGCGCAGGGCCGTGTTGACGCCGAAGGCGATCATCAGGGCAAACGTGGGCGAAACATAGTCGGTCCAGTTCACGCCGGTCAGATTTTGCAGACCTGCGATCAGCATGACACCTCCAACGTTGAATGCCACGGTACGGAAGCCAGTCAGGGTCATGATAGTCACTCCTTGGTTGATTGTTCAGCCTTCAAACAGCTTTGACTGCTTGGCCCACGTGCGCCACGGATGCAGCTCAAAATGGGGCTTGTCCCAGTTGTCGGAGGTGGTCTTTGTGCCATCCATGTTCCAGTCGCCACCCCACCGAAGGGGGACGCTAAGGTCATGTCCAACGCGCAGCACGATTTTAGCCAGGGCCTCAAAAGACGCCGTGTTTTTCCAGTCATACGGCGCCGGAAAAAGGTCCATGGCAATTGCAGGAACGTAGTTGTGAGCCGAGTCGCCAAAATGGGCTTTGCTGCGATGTTCCGCAAAAGCCCGTTCCTGGGCGTTTCGTCCCCGAGTGGCATCAAGGATGCGGAAATCCACTTCCTTAATGGCCTGGTCCACGACCAGCTGAAGCTTCGGATGCAACTGACTTCGTGAGACCAACGATGTTGAACCGAAGACAAACATGGCATGCTCCTAGCTGCATTCTTATAGCCAGTTTGTCTTGCCCTGTAATCGGCTAGAACCGTTATATACCTGTAACAGGATTGCGTCAGAGCGAACCAAATGCTGACAAGTACCAGGCCGTGCCATCATAGACTGCTTCAGCCCATTGGCCCGTTGCAATGTTCTTGCCCGCAAAGGTGATGTTGAATGCACCTGCGCCAGTCCGGGTTAAGCGTTTCCGCATGCCAGTAAGCGCACCCGACGTGCCAAGGGTACAAGCCCGAGCTGCAGTCAACGTGCCTGTGTGCAGAGTTTCAGCAGGGTCCGTTGGGTTTATGGTAAAAGCCAAGTCGGTGGCAACAGCAACATACCCTTCAGTCATAATGGCTGCACCCGTGGTTTTGTTAAGGGTAAAAGCCGTTGTGAAAGTGGAGCCGTTGGGTGAAGTCTTGATGGTAAAGTTGTCATCAGCTAGCAAGCCAAATAAGGCTCGCGTTGAGAAGCCCGTTTGGAAGATAAAGCTTGCGTCGTTGGCCGCGGCATTCTTGTTAAGGGTAACGGCGATCGTCGATCCGGCGTTGTTGAACAAAGCCGCAGGGCTATTGATGGAAAACCGGTTTGTGGCGTCGGGGGTCGCGCCACCAAGGCCAAGGTAAAGCAGGGTTGCCGTGGTGGTCGAGCCAGCCAGGGTCGTTGTGCCAGTGATGTTGATCGCAGTGTTGGTAGTGGAGAAGCTGACCGTGGGAGAGTTGACGGTCAGAGTGCCCAATGCACCGGCCACAGCAGACCCAACAGCAATGTTGGTGATAGAGGTGGATACCCCTGAGGTGCCGATGTTGATTGCCTTGGTAGCTGCCGCGGTCGTGGCCCCGGTGCCCAAGTTGTAGGTGGCAGCGGCTGTTGACGTGCCATAGTTGCCGATGGTGGACGAATGGGTAAACGAGCCAGAAAAGGCTGTGGACGAGGAAAAAGTCTGGGCAATACCTGACAGGACTGCGATAGTGCCAGAAGCGTTCGGCACTGTAAGGACCACGGTTGTGCCAGTTGTAATGCCCGAAAGCTGAAACTGGGTAACTTTGGTGTTGTCCAAATTGTCAAGCAGGCTGAATGTTGAGTCCAAAGTGGACACTGACATTGGAGCCCATGCCCCAGTCTGCCAAACAAGCAAACGCAAGTTGGTCTCGTCCCAGACGCGCCAGCCATTTTTGGGAGCAAAGAAAATCCATGCCCCACTGCTGTACATGGTGATGTTCAGGTCCTTACCCACCCAAGCCCCTGTGGCTCCGGAGGCAATCAGGTATCGATCCCCATCTGCTGGAGAGCCAGGAGGCGCAGTCAGCGTAGTGCTCTTGACTGACAGATGCACCAGGGCATCAAGGTCAGTGATCGCATCATTGTGGGTGATATGCTTCTGGGACTGCGCAGCAGCCATGAGCGGCATGCCCAGGTTAGTTGTGTTGGCCATTAGGTGGAACTCCCCATGTAAACATAGCCCTCAAGAACCCCACCATAGTTTCCATATGCAGCGCCATATTGGCTAATTTGCACATAGACACTGGTCTGAGCTCCACCGAAGTCCGTTGTTTGATCAGTCAAAGAATACGTCCACGAAGGTGTCGTGGTCACCACCGTGCGCTTCACGGTGCCTGCCGGGCCCGTAAGGATCACAACCTGGTACTGTTCAGCCTCTTCGTTCAGAGGAACCTCGGTCTGTTCCCAGCCATCTCCATTGATGCGGGTACGACGCGCCCAGGACAAGAACAAGTTACTGGTCGCTGAGTCACGCTGGAGCAATGGATAGGTGGGTGAGTAGGGACGAAGTCCCCGCTTTGTACCAGCATGTGTCTGGCTTAAGTATGTGGAGTCAGTCGCAGGATATGTGCTTGGACCCCAGCGATACTCCAGAGACAAGGGGGCCAGTTCAGCCGAGACGTTCAGTTCGGCAACGCTCGGAATGGCCAGAACGACGATCCGGGAGCCGACAGGATGCGGTGCAGCAGCCACGGCATCTTCGGTGCCAAGACAGCCACGGAGCAGGCCCGAGAGTCTATAGACACCTGGAGAAAGCAGGTTTGCAGTTGTGAACTGGAACACTTCCCACAGGTTTGCAGGGGCATTATAGATGGCAATTGCGTTGCCATTGCTCGCAAGTAGTTGCTCCTTTGTCTGGCTCACAAGACCGTCCTGGTATAGGTAGACGTCGACTGAGTTGGCCATGTCCCACACGCCGATCGCTCCGGAGTAGAATGCCGTCTGGGTTTCACCCATGGTTGCACGAGTAGTCAGCTGCTGCACCAGAGTGTATCCACCAGCACCATCTCCACGATAGAGGTTGACGGCACCTGGCCATGGCTTGGCCCAGGCCGCAACACGTCCTGCTGCGGTATGTCCTTCAGTGCCCGAAACCAACGGAATGTCCATGAGCGTAAGATTGGAGCTTTGATAGACTGGGGTGGGCTTGGGTAGGCGCAAATCAGACCCGGTGTCGACCAGGGAGAAGAGCGAAGTATCAAAGCCTTCAAACTCCATGGTATTGAACTTGGTGATGTCGATCTGTAGAATACGCCCGTTCAAGGTCCGTGTGGCACCCACCGGAATATTGAGCATGTCTCCAGCTTCCACATAAGAATAGGAGGGCGGCAAGGAGAGTGTTCCAGACTCACGAGCCTGCCACTGCTGGAAGACATAGCTCAGAGCCAAAGCAGTCATGTAGGGTGCATTGGAAACAATGGGAAAGGAGTAGGAAATTCCATCCTTTGAAGTCCCAGTGCCTTTTTGGCCACCCACCGATGCACTGTTGAAGTCATCAATCTCGTCAATATAGGTCAAATCAACCCGATTTGCCAGGTCAATTTCCTGCTTGCGCGTCACTGATACCCCGAAGGTCTGACCTTCAGGAAGCACAAGGTCTCCAACGGGCACAATGGCAGCCCGCTTGATATTGGACAGGCCAATGAACTTGATTTTGCCACCACTTTCTACAGCAGTGAACTGGCAATAGCGCGCCAGGGTCTCTAAAATTTCCCGCTCAGTGGTAGAGTTGGAAATGTAGTAGCCTCGGATAAGCCCACCGGCAATATCCAGACCAGACACATCATATTGGGCCGAGGTGAGACCCACTCTTTCACAGCAAGCTGCCACAAGGCGCTGTAGCACTGCCCCGTCAATGCGGCCAGAAAGCCAATGGCCCTTCTCCCATAGCGGCCCATCGCTCCAGGTCTCTGTATGGGCGGGATAGGCTGGGAAAGGCCGAGCATCCCAGGTCCAGATCATCATGTTTGCAGGCTTAACCATCTTGTCGCTGTAGACGGAAGACGTGGGCGCGTTGTCCCGCCAATACTGCAGCGTGGTCTCGAGGTATTGACGCTGGATGAAGTCGTCACGCTGTCCGTTGGAGTTGTAGGGGTAGGCACTCTCTGATGACTTTGGGTCATAGAAGACGTTGGGCTGATTGGTGCCACGATTGACTGCAGGACAGCCAAACTCGGTAAACCAGATGGGCTTGGACTGAGGCGTCCAGGACGTTGCAGTGAGCTCCACATTTGAAGCGTTGCGGTTCACATGGGTATTAAGCCACCAGTTCCTGATGTCCTTTTGGCGATAGACCCAAGGCTTGCTGTAGGCCACGTCGGCAATGGCCGTGCGGGTCTGAGTGTCACGAGCAGCCTGCGATGCATAGTACCAGTCATATAACTCACCCCCCTCAATGTTGGACTTGAGGTATGCAGCATCATACTCGCTGGTTGGTCCATTTGTGGCATCGTAGTCAAGGTGGGTCTGTCCATCCCGCCAGTCGGATACCGGCAGGTAGTTGTCAATCCCAATGAAGTCAATGTCTGCGGAGGCCCATAGGGGGTCCATATTGAACCGGACCTCGTTCCCAGGCCGATAGGAGTGATACTCGGACCAGTCTGCTGCATAACCGACCTTCACTCCGGCTCCGAGGATCGGACTAACCGTGGCTGCCAATGACACAAGATTGCTTACCCCCGGAAAAGCATTGGCTGTATCACTCCGCACCTGGGTTATTCCCACGAGTTCAGACCCAATGATGAAGGCGTCGATGCCCGTACCAGCAAGCAGGTTTGCATAGTGCGTGACCATGGCCGCATAGCCTTCGGTCTTGGCAAAGAAGTTGTTGATCTGGGTTGCTGCCGTGGCCGTTTGGTCTGGTGTACCAGTGTAACCAATTGCAGGAGAACAGGTGATACGCCCACGCCAAGGAAGCGGAGCTTGTCCAACTCCAGCGGCACCATTGCTGTATGGGTTAGGTAGGGTGTTGCCTGTGGGAATGTCCATCAAAATGAATGGGTAGAAAATCACACGCTTGCCAAGGCCACGAAGATAGGCAACCATTTCCAGCACAGTTGCATCAGATGGCGTACCACCAAAAGTGGGCTTGCCGGAAGTCAGGCTGACCACCTCTGCAGTGCTCCGGGTGTAGGAGCCCACAGACCATTCTGAGGGGGAAAGCACGCGAACGCTGTTCTCAATCTTGGGAATGATCCTGCATTGGTCTGCCCGCAAATCGGTGCCAAACCAAGCAACCACAAGGGACACTGCATCAAGCCCAGTCATAAACGAGTTGAGTTGGTCAACTGCCACAACAGCATCCGGACGATTGAAATTGTTGTGGCGGTTCTGGGTGGTCGCGGTCCCTCCAGCAGTGTTGGTATAGACCTGGGTGCCATACACCACTTCGCCTGCGGAGGGGATCATCTGAAAGGATTTGCCAATGTTCAGCAAGTCATTGGGGTCTGAACTGTCCATGGGCACCACAACTTCCACAGTAACCTGCGGAATGCGGTTCCCATAATCGGCCAGTGGAAGGTTCTCAAACACTAGGTACGCAACCCCACGGTACGCTGGGGTCACATCGATGCCTTCAGTTGCTTGGATCAGTGGATCAGGAGTTTGAGTATCTGAGCCAGGGTAAAACCGGAAAGTGAACGTGGAAAGGTCAGTCTCATTGCCATTGAACCATACACGGCCAAGCTGCGCTTTGGACGTACCTTCTGAGATAGCCACGGCAAAGGAAATGGAGTAATTGTAGGAAATTGTGGTGGTAGTAGCTCCACCTCCACCACCCTTGCCACCCGAAGACTGGGAGGTTGTCGACTGAGTTTCCTTAAATTGCGTGGCCCAGATAAGCTGCGTGCTAAGCCGTGCCCGGCCAAATACCCGTGGCAAGGTGGAGCCCTCAGCCGAGGACATGAGGGTCATCTCAACAAGGCGAGCGCCCGTGTTGGTTGTCCTACTATTTGGAGTGAGAGCTGAAACAATGTACCGGTCAGCAACCGAGCCGACTGTGGACCCAATAAAGCCCCCGAGTGCTATACCCGACATGCCCAGGATGCTTCCACCAAACCCTGCGCCGATAGCCGAGCCTACAGCCCCAAGAACCAAAGTTGCCATGCCGGTCAGTGCCCCTGTTAAATGCCAGGGAAACTGAACACCCCAGCAAGCCTAGCGCTCCAAACGCCAATATCCGTTTCAACAACCCCCACACCACTGTAGGCATGGATCATCAAACCATTACCTGACGATATGCCACAGTGCTTTGCCACGGCACCAATGCGAGCCCTGAAAAACAGAACATCACCGGCCATCCAGGTACGCTCCATAAGGCTGAGCGTTTCCTTGCCAGGGGCTTGCAGTTTGCAGGTCAAATGCCTGGTTGCGGCATTGAGCATGAGTTCCTCGGCATCATACTCGCCCCATTCTTTGGAATACGGAGGCGGCGTCTCCGGCTCGGAGCCATATAGCCCGGCGTACACACCCCGGACTAGTCCGAGACAGTCACTTCCGACCTGAAAGACCGACGCCTGATGATGATAAGGCGTGCCGATCCACCGACGTGCCTCGGCTACAACGTCTTCAGCGTTTGGCATGTTTCTCACTTACTGGTTGTGGTTGTGGATGAGCCTTCATTTGTGGCCGATGGATCAACGTTCCGAATGACTTTATCATTGCCAGGCATCATATTGAAGCCACGGAAGTTGGACACGTTGTTGAAGCGGGCTTTGCACATAGTAATGGTTTGGTCACAGCCCGCACGCACAGCCATGGTGTTTCCAACCACAAGGCCAAAAGCCGGTGCAAACCACAGTTCAAGAGTCACAACACCAGAGGTACTAAGGGTGTGACCCTTGATGTCCACGATGCCTCCGTTGTTAGAACCAGCAGTGAATGTGGCAGTGCCCTGGGCAAACCAGCCGTCAGCAAAAGCCCCAAGACCAGATACCTGAAAGATGCGGGGAGTCAGCATAGCAGTGATCGTGGCCGTACCATTGAAGGTTGACAGACCCAAGTTAACTGTGCAGCGAGCGTCTCCAACACGCGCATCACAGGTACGCTTGAAAGTCCGCATGGTAACTTGATCAAGCCGCGTTGTCAAGCCGCGAAGTTCGGTGGTGAAAGCCACGCCAGTCCGCTTGGTTTCACCTGTGTAGCCTGTCATGCGAGTGACGAACTGGGTAACGTCCATCCAGTTCACCCAGAACAGTTCCACAAAGGCATCGTCATACTTGCCAAGGGCCAGGTCGTCTTCGTTGATAGTGGAACTGGACAATGCACCATGCACTTCAAGGTTGTCAGTCGACAAGCCAAGAGTCTTGTTGATCTGAGAAGCTGTGAAGCCACTGGCTGCTTTGAACGTGGTTCCATTGAAAGTCAGGTCCACGTCATGGTCGGTAAAGCCCTGGACTACTGCATCTTTGCGAGTAACCCTCCAGCAGTTGCAGGTTGTGGTCGCTCCGCTTGCCAGGTGGGCCTGGAAAGCTGCCGGAAAATTCATCATACAAAAATCTCCTTCACCATGATGGACGGCACAGAGCCGTGGTTGAAGGCATCAATGGAGATGGCCATCTTGGCTTCGTCAAAGCGCACAGGCACATCAAATTCAAAACCCGCGGTCACACTATGGCCTGCTCCAGGTGCAAAACTGAAAGTAACGGTGCCCTGCGTGTAGTCAATTGTGAAACCCGAGCTTTGCAAAACCCCATTATTCCCAACCGAGACCGTGCCATTGACCGGTTTCTTGATGGTGCGGACGTAGCTGAAGCCCCCACTGGTATAGGTCTTGATTAACTGAAAGACAGTCTGGACACCGTTTGCGGTGCCCAGCAACTGATCAGTGAACGCTGGAAAGTTCTTGGTCTTACAAGACTTATAGTCTGCCCAGTCCTTCCAGCGGAAGCCATAGAGTTGGCCAAAGCGAGCTTCCCAGAACTCGATCACGTCATGGAGGTCATTGACGTCTCGCAACCCCATACCCGCATCGTAACTGCGTTTGGAGTTGGCCATGGTCGCGTTGCGCTCTTCATAGCCAGACACCAACTCCACAATGTCTGTCACCCTTTCAGGGCCTCCGGAAGAACCTTTGGCAATGTCGGTGGGAAACTGAACTTCATGGAAAGCGGGCATTGTCAGTTGTTCCTTGTTCCTCGGCTCGTGATGCGAGCCATACGGGCAGCAATCTGGGTTTCAGAGGCTTTGAAGCCTTTCACGTCGGGCGTTGTGATATTGAATACATTGGTGACACCACTTCCGGCGCCTTCGGAGCCCTGACCGCGACGCGTAACGCTCACTCGTTCACCCGGAGAAGCCCGGAGCTTCACAGTTTGACTGTCCACACCACCAGACCCACCCACAATGAAGCTGCCGCCCGTTGCATAGGCAGGAGCAGGGGCAGCAGTGGCGGAGAACAAGGACACACTCCCACCGAACAGATTGCCAACCATGGAATTGAGTATGTTGGTCAAAGGCTTGGTGATATACTGCTGAGCAGCTAAGCGGGCAATGTCCGAAATCATGGAGGTGATGAGGTCACCAAAGTTCACCTTACCGTCCTTGACAAAGCTCACAATGGCATCGGTAGCCCCACTCATAACCCGGTCAATGGCGCTCCCAAACAACTCGGTCTGTTCCTTGAGCGCAGCCATCTTGCGAATGCCCGCTTCAAGTTGCGTAGTCTCAAGCGGAGACAGGGTGATGCCTGCTTGGCGAAGACGCTCCACTTTTTGCAGCAGGTCAACCTGGATGGCCCGCTCAGAATTACTGAGCCGGAGCATGTTAGCTTCATTTTGCATTTCTGCCTGGAGCTTTGCCAGCGAGTCTGCCTCTTTCAGGTTCTTGGCAATTGTTCCACCATCCTTTTTAGCCCTGAGAGAGTCAGCGCTATTCGGAACAACTATAGGATTGTACAACGGATTGGTTGCCATAGCCATGGCTGAGTGTCCAGCGCCATACTGGGCATACTGCCAAGCAGGACTGCCAATATCGGCAGTCGAGCCCATGTCATTGCCCATTCCACCAAACATTGCTTTCAAGCCAATAGCCATGCGAAGCTTGTCGACCAGGGTTTTCACCGAGGACACGGCATTTTGAATGGAGGCACTCATGGGTCCATTGTTGAACAGACTTTGGACCCGTACAGTGTTCATGATCTGATCATGAAGCTCAGCGGAGATATGGAGACCAGCAAGCTGGCGTTCAACCACTGCCTGCTCAGCGGCCATGCGGAGGTCAGCGACCTGGATGCTATTCTCGCCGTATTGGGCAATCGCCATGGTAACTGCAAGTTCAGACCGCTTGGTGGCCAGAAGCTCTTGGGCTTTGATGTTATCGCGCTCCATCTGCGCACTGAAGGTATCCCCACCTGTGCTATTGCTCATGTCTGGGACACCAGTCAGCTTGTTAAAGATGCTTTGGATGCCAAGAATATTCTCCGCAGCCCGCCGCACAATATCCGGAACATTCTCACCCATGAGTACCCATGCAGCATGAAGCTTCTTGGAATTCTCTTCAGCCACGACCGTGGTGTCAGCATAGTTTTCCAATGACAGAATGACGTCGCTCGGAACCTGCGGGTATGCAGTCTTGAGTTCCTCCAATTCAGCCTTATAGAGTTTTGCCTCAATGCCACCAGCCTTGAAGGTCTGGATCAGGTGGTTCAACTGCACACTGGCCTCGTTCCCCGAGACTACTCCCGTGGTCAGGTTGAACAGCTGGTTAGTGCCAAGTGGAGACAGGGCGTTCTGCCGCAGCTTGGACAGTTCGTCATCGGCAGACTGCAGTGAGGCAAGTACCTGTGAACGCGTGGCCCCCTCGATTGTGTCTGCCCAGTTCTGCACGGCCCCCTTGCTTTCGATGTAGGCCTGCTTGATCTGTTCGATGATAGTGTGGTGGGCAATTGCTGCATCGGTGGCGTTCATAGTACGCTCACGCCAGACAAGGAGGCTTGCTGCAATGGCAGAAAGTCCAGCAACAACCCAGCCAATAGGACCCAAGGCAAGTGCAACAGAAGCCCCAAAGGTCACAATCATGCTAACAACTGCAGGTCCAAAGGCTGCAATGATCGCCACCCCAAGCACAGTCAAAGCTGTCATGATGATGTCAATATTGTTTGCGATCAGGGTCATCACATTGTAGAAGCCTCGGCTAAATCCGGTGGCCTCGTTCATGTGCCCTATGAACCGAGTAAAAGCGTTTCCAACCTTTTGGAAGCCCTCAGCAAGGGTCGGGACCGACTTGCCAAAGGCTTCGTCGATCGCAGGGCCCCCCTTCTGGATGGCTGCAATGAGTCTCTCTAGAGTCAAGGTGCCGGCCTTGCTCATTGCCATGAGCTCGCCCTTGGTCACGCCCAGGGAGTCCGCAAACAGCTTTTGAAGCTGTGGAGCGTTTTCCATGATAGACCGGAACTCATCGCCGTCAAGCTTACCCTTGTTAAAGGCTTGCGACAACTGACGCATGGCATTTGCCGTCTCCTGGACGGACCCGCCGTTCAGTTTCATGGCCTTGGCCACCGTTTCCGTGATGCCCATCACCTCTTTCTGAGACAGCCCAAGTCTTTCAGTGGCCATGCTCGTGCGAGTGTAGAGGTTGGCAATGTCCTCAAGGCCCGAGCGCGTACGCTGGGCTGCAGCATATACAGCTTCTTGAGTCATCACCAGATCGAGGCTGTCAGTGGACACCTGGTTGAGCCTGTTGCTCATCATGGTCCAAGCATCCGAAGCGTCAGAGACTGCGGAGACAACCTGGCGAAGGACTGTAAGGGCCAGCAAAATCCGCCACAGATTGAAGAAAGACAAGTGGGCATTGTTGGCTGCAGCCCCCGCACCGCCTAGTGCTTGGCCAAGGTTGTTCACTGGAGGCACGGCCCCGCCGGCCCCACCTGCCAGATTGCGGAAACTCGTGGTTGCAGTCTGAGCAGCATTTCCCACACCATTGAGGTTGGGAGTGATGTCTTTCGCCATGGACGCCGCGTCGAACAGAAGCGTCTGAGTACCTCCCCCGGACACGCGCAGCTGCTCGAAGGAGCCTCGGATCAGGTTCAGCTGCTGAATTACAGCCGTACTCTCCCGAGCAATCACGACAAGAGCCGTTCCCACAGAAGCCAATGGTCCAAGCGCTGAGGAGGCAGCTGAAGCCAAAGCCGGAAGGCCTGCCCCGTCAGAGGCTTGTGAGGACAAAGAGGCCAGGCTATCATAAAGGCGAACTGTCACGCCCCAGATGGTCTCCATGGCAGTTTGAGCCGCGCTGAGCGCAGTCGACATGCGAAGCAAGCCCTTGGCACCAAGGTCTGCACCGATTCCCAATTTGGACATTGCGTCTTGCAGCTGACCGGTGTGAGTAACAGCCAGTGACACACCTCCGCCAATTTGCTGCAAGGCGGCTTTGAGTTTATTGACTCCAGGGATGCTGGAAGCCGCGCCTGTGCCAATGCTTTCCAAGTCGCGTTTGACTTCGCGGGACCCACGTTGGGTCACCACAATGTCGATGCGTTCCTCGGCCATGGCGGCCTCCTATTTGCTACTTGAAGTTTACTCGGACATTCTGCACAGCCTTACGACCGGCAAGGACCGCCATCTGCACAAAGTCGCGAGGGGCTTGTTTAGAATGTCCTTTGTTGAGTGAATCAATGTATTTGATGTTGTTCACGATATGAACCGCCTTGCCTTCACCCGACTTGTATCCTCGAATTTGTTGAAGACCTGCGCTTAGCGCGGCCGCCCGATTGGGTGTGGCAGTACTGCCATAGTCTCCAGGCACGTAAGCTTCAATCTCTTCCGTGGGGGCATCACCAATACCCACTTGCCAGTTTGAAATGGCCTTACCGGTATCTACCGGGGTGTCGCGTACGAGATGGAACAAAACTTCTTTAGACGCAGCCTTGGTGGCTGCGTCTCCAATTTGGCCCGCTTTTTCAGCGTAAAGCCTAATCCTCCGGATAAACGCTGGAAGATCGCCCATTGTTATTATTCCCTTCAGGTGCTTGCTTATTACAATGTGCAAGGAACGTGTCGTCGAGTGCCCTCACCATTCGAACCAAATACGTGAAGGCATCACCACGTATCCCATACCGAAGGGCGTATCGATCGATGGACGACCAGGGGATCGGAGCAACTGCCATGCTGGACTGCCGGTCAGTGCTCAGCTCCACAAATGCATCATAGTAAGCCTCGAGGCCCCACAGTAGTTGAGGGGCCCCGGCAACAGCATCTGGCAAGGGCTGGCGACGCCTGACTGCGGCTTCAATCAGTCCCTGCTCCAGGGGTCCTAGAGTCAGCGAATACTCTAGGACTTCTTGGAGTTTCCCGCGTCAGCTTCCATCTCAGCGGCCCGGAACAGGGAAGCCTTGTTGGCCTGCTCATAGACATCGCTGAACAAATCGGGCAGATCGATGAAGAGCTGGACCACATTGGGAATGTTGAAGGCCATCGGCTTTCCATCACGGCCAGGAATTGTACCGGCACCATTGGGGTAGATGCCCGTGCCCCAGTTCAACACAAGACCCTCTGCTGCCGCTTCCCGCATGATCCGCGAAGACGCAGCCTCATCAATCGTGTCAGTCTGGATTGCACGACGGAAGGGTTTCAGCTTCTCGGTCAAGACCCGCTTGTAATGGTCGTTCGAACCGCCGGCGCGGGCCACCTTGAGCCAGAACACATCACTGTAGTTCAACACAATGCCATCGGCCTCACGGGACTTGTCGGTCTCGAACATTTCGTAGGGGTTGGTAAACCGCTTTTCGGTGGTTTTGGACATTGTTTGCTCCTGGTTATGCAAAATAGGGAAGGCCCCATGACAAGACTTTGTCATGGGGCCTTCAAAGATGTCACCCTCACTCAGACAGACCCTCAGGTCAGGGCCAGGACCGGCAGGTAGGTGAAGTCCATCATCAGCATGGTGTGGTTGTAGGTGTCGTTGGCCGCCGCGTCGAAACTGAGTGGCAGGACGATCGGCTTGTTCTTTTCCACCTTCAGACGACCATCGCTCAGAGCCATGGTCGGAATGTCCACCATCCAGCCGACGGGGAAGTTCTGTGAGCCGGCGCGCATGATCAGCCCAAAGTCGATCGAGCAGGAGTCGTTGTTATAGATGGCATCCACAGAGGCAGTTGTGGTGAAGAGCACTTGCATGCTTCCGGTCACCATGAAGTCGCTGTAGTTGATGTCAATCCCACCGAGCGCAGACACGGCCTTGACCGGGTCGATCCCGTTGTCCACAGTGATCTTCAGTTCATCGACATAGGTGGCCACGGAAGCCGCGGTCGTGTCGTCATTGAACCGCAGGCGCTTGAAGTTTGTCGAGGAGTTGAAGGCCGACTGGATTGGCAAGGTTTCACGCGTGCCCGTCTTTGCCGCTGCAGTCCGTTCCGTCGTCAGACCGACAAAGGAGAAGTCCAGGGTGATCTTGTCGGCCTTCTTGATGTTGAAGGCCACGGTGTTGGGGGCAGCGCCTTTCACATATTCCCACTGGGCAGTGGTCAACTGGCGTTCCAAATGGTAGGTGCGCAGCTTCTGCAGGGCCGCTGAGGCCTCGTTCTTGATCACATGGCCGAAGAACAGTTGGATGGTTTTGCCAGTGCCGGTGTCTGCCACAGTGGTCGACGGCCAGCGATCAAACACAATCACGTTGGCAGCGATGGTCTTGATGCGGTACAGACCGTTGTTGGCCACCGTGGCAAACTGCATGATCGCCGTGTCACCACCCACATAGATCCATTCGCCGGGGATCAGGCCGAGGGTCGTGAAGTTCAGGGTTGTGGAGTTCAACTGCGGAACCAGTGACACGACGGTAAGGGTCAGGTCAGCCGAGGCAGCCTGGTGTCCAACGCGCGTCAGCATGACGTTTGCCGGAGGAGTCTCGACTGCCAGGCCAGCGGCGGACACACTGGTGGCAGTGGACGCGGTTACCAGCTTCAGACCGTTGTTGCCTGGGATTGCATGGCCGTCCGCGAACAGCAGCGAGTTCACCAGGAAGCCCGTGCCACCCGAGGCCACCGTGTATTGGGTCGATGACACAGCGGTGTCAACCAGGTTGGTCTTGTAGCGCCAGTCTGCAAACAGGAAGCCCTGCCACAGGCGCGACAGCGTCTCGGTGACCCAGTCTGTCGAAAAACCGCCAGTTGCATCAAGGTCGGTGACAACACCCTTCTTGATCTGGCGGGTGTTGGTGATCGGCCGACGTGGGGTCAACGTGACTTGACCACCAAACTCGGGATAGGAGTTGGGTTCAAGGGGGATCCAAACCGGGGAGCCAGGAAGAGTGCCGGGGGTGCCGGCCAGCTCCTCCGCGATCGACAGCCCGGTGCCGTTGCTGGGAACAATGAGCGACATTGCTTATTCACCTCCGAAGGGTTTTATTTCACGGTGTCGTATTCAAACTCAGCATTGACATTCACCTGGAAGAAAGCCCCGTCAACACCCACTTCATGGTATGCTGTATTGCGGAACCAAACGTTACCAGCAGAAGTCTCTTCGCCCTCAAACGCACTCAGTGCCACATTGCCGAGCTGATCGGCCAGGACAAGCCCTTGCTTGCCAGCCGGGGCAAATACTTGCACGGTCACAATGCCTAAGCGTGTAAATACCCTACCACCGATCCCACCCATGCTGCGCTGGTCACCTTTTGCATGCATAACACGAATTCGGGCCCAGGCCACATTGCCATTAGCCAGATGGGAGTTTACGGGGTCGACGTTCTGATACTCAATCTCAGGTACAACTCCTGAGTTTACTGCTGGACACTCAGCATCCCAAGTAGCCTTGAACTTGTCCAGTATGTAGTCACGAGCTTCTTCAGGGGTCACGATCTTACTCCTTCAACTGAACCACATACAAGACCAGTTCATCACCAGGCTTCAGCGGCTTGCACTCGATCACGGAGTAGCGGTTGGTCCCGGTGACGACTAAGTCGCCAGTCTTCAGTGCCTGACCAGACAACTCACTCGGTATAAAGTAGCCAATGGTCGTGGCCCCGGGTAACAGAGAGTCAGGCATGTAGACAACGGACCGTAGGGCAATTTCTAGACCTGCGTCTCCTCGATCACCCCGGACCTCTCGTTGGTCTAGGAACAAGGCATGCAAGCCCGAGGCAATCAATTGATCTGCCACAGTAACATCAAGTTTCCAAGGACGTGCTGGATTTGCTGGGGTATTGGGAGTGCCACGATATAGTGATACCCCGCTACGTCCTTTCTTTGTGATCAGTTTCTTGGCCAAGGCCACAACAGACGAATACTCGGTCATGGTTTAACCCCTCGACAATGCACCGACCATAAGTCCTGCCTTGGAGCTACCTACTGCACCACTTGACACAAACCCCCGGGCGACAAGCATGCGATCGGCAATAGGGTAGTTAGGCATTTCAAATGTTGCACCTCGTTCATACTCGACCTTTTCAATGATCGGGCCAACGGACTCTTCCCTCAACTTCAGCGAACGACCCGAAGGATCAATGCCCGTCGGATCAGCAAGCAGGGCAATGGTCAAAGCCCGAAGGGCATATTCACAGGTGGCTTTCTTGACTGCAGGAGGCATGCCCGCAACACTGTAGCCCTTGTCGTCATATACAAACTGGCGAGGCCATTCCAACTCTTGCGTGTTCAACACTCGTTGGCCAATGTATTCAAACCTCACGTCGAGGTACTGGGTTGCCCGCACAATGGCAAACTGGATGTCTGCCGTTGAATACGTGGAAACATCAGTGCCTCGGTCCGTGTGATAGGCCACAAAGTAGGCAGCGTCGATATAGGCATTGGCCGACGTCACCGGGGTATCACCTTGAACGATAAAAGCCATTGCCTAGTCTCCCTTACTTGTTTGCGGCGGTCGAGCGGGTCAGATCAGGAGCAGCTCCCTCGATTTCCGACCGGCTGACAGAGCGTGCCAGCATGCCAGAGACCGCGTCGACCGAGGGACTGCCACTGGAAGTCCAGTGCTGATCATTCTTGGGGTCCAAAGCCTGCAGGGCGTCCAGGACAGTCACCGGTTTTGCAGGGGCTTCGGGTTCCACGACGGGTTCCACGACGGGTTCCACGACGGGTTCCACGACGGGTTCCACGACGGGTTCCGTGGAAGGAGCTTGCTCCTCCATGATTTCTTGCATCAGCGCCAGGATGCGATTGGCTGCCTCGCCTTCACCATAGACTTGGACAGGAGACAGCTTTTCAATCAAGAAGCGCTCTGCCACACGGCGTTCCTTGACAGATGCCTCAACCATAGAAGGCGTCGGAGCCTTTTCGGTCAAAGCTTCTTCGGCGATCATGGCGTCATAATGCTCGAGAGCAGCCTGAGCCCGATCTTCACGATAGGCCGAATACTGGTTCTCCAGGGTACGGCCGATGAGAACCGCTTCTTCATCCTGTCCCTCAAAGGTGTAAACACCATCGACAAACTGGAAGTGGGCAAGCAGGATGGTTTTCCCTGCGTAAGGCCCTACGGCAATGAATCTGGTGATGGGCATGATCAAAATGCTCCTACAGGGTTGTGCATGCGAAGTAGGGTACGCCTGCCGGCGTCCTAAGGCCACCGTCGGATGAAGAAAGCCCCCCCGAATTAACGGGAGGGCTTTCCCTCAGACATCGACGGGAGCGGCGTCGATCAGTTGGTGATGCCGTCAGCCAGCGCCAGACCCTTCAGACTGAACAGCGCCAAACCACAATACCACTTCACACGCGTGATCCGTTCATCCCTGGACTGGTGAACGCCCACGTCTTCGATCACGAGGCCGGCATTCTGGCGCGCAGTCAGTCCAACAATACCGTGGGTCCGCGATCCGTCATCCAGGGTGCCTGCCAGAATGGTCGTCTGGTTGGTGCCGGTGCCCTTGACTTGGTTGATCGGCAGATAGTCGTTGCGGAAGATCGGCACACCCGAATAGGCGATAACACGAGAGCCCGAGGGCATCTCATAGACGTCATCCGCCATCATGCCGCCGAGTGCACGCACCAGAGCCTTGTACGAACGAATGGTCCGCGAGGGCATGATCATGTAATCCGTGGTGCCGTCCTTGTCGATCACCAGGTCCAGCAGTTCGTCCATGAACGCAAAGCTCAGTGCACCACCGTTGACGCCAGTGCCCACCTTCTGGGTCGAGTCACACAGGTTCAGCAAGCCAAAGAAGGTGTTGGACGTGCCGTCGCCGTTGATCAGCTGGGTTTGGTAGGAGCGGCCGGCCGACTTGGCCTTGGACGCAATCTGCACAGCTTCCTGGTCGGTATCGCCGGAGCGCGTGGCTTGGATAAGACCGTTGACTTCAGCGTCACCCAGGATCGTGGTCAGGTTCGAGTTCACCTTGGTGAAGGTGGCCGCGTTCTTGGCCGTGATGGTATCACCAACAGTGGCAACCTGGATGTCACCCAGCACCAGTTCACGGTTGTAGGCCAACGAGTTGCCCTCGATGTCATCGAAGGGAAGCAGTTCATACATCTGGTTGACAGTGATCACGTTGGCAATCACGCCAGAAACAAGCTCGTCATTCGCAAGTTTCGCAGATTCAGTGAGGGTAACCGAAGTCATCGTCGTTCTCCTTGGATGCGTGTTGTGAGAAGTACAGTCAAAGCTCGCAAGCTTAGTAGGGCGTCACGCCTGTTCCAGCTCAACGAGGCCCCGTCTGCATCACGCTTTCCGAGGGCCAGTCGTGCCGGGCACTTTACTGCCCGACACGTAATGTCTAACATGACTGCTTGCGTACAGGTGCCAGCAATCAGTGGGTTAGCGTCCGGCACGACGCTTGGCCAACCCTTCCGCAATCAGTTGGTTCGGGGACTTGTCTGCCGTCTCAGCAGCGTTCTGCTGTCGCTGAACCACAGTGCGAGACTGTTGGCCATTGGGCTTGCCACCACCATTGGGCGCGTCCGACGCAAAAGCCACCCCATAGTCGGCACTGGCCTTGAGTTCCTTGACCAAGTCTGCCACAGACATGAAGCCACCGGAGGTGTTGCCCCGGTAGTCACCTGCCGCATCCTTCACCCGCACCACATATTCGTCACCGTCAGCAACGACAACCGCTTGGGATTTGATGATCGGCATCAGCAACTTGGAGTTGCCTTTCAACTCGGCCAGAGCCGAAAGGCCGGCGCTCTCCACCAGATACTTGTCCAGTGTTGCCTGCATCTTGGCCTGGTTGGTCTTGTAGCCTTCTTCCTTGGCCACAAAACCCTTCTCGATGTCAGCCTTCAGCTTGGCCGGATCGATGTTGGCCTTGGAGGCCACGGCCGCAGTCAGTTCTTCGAGCTTGGCCTTGGCATCATCGATCGAGTCAAAGCCCAGATGTTCCTTCAGCGTCGCGCCAAGGTCCTTCTGGCCACGCAGGGTCGAAGTGGTTTTGCGTTCATTGCGCAGGGCACTGTTCAGCCCATCGATGGCCGTGGCAATTCCGGCGCTTGCAGGGTTCAGCGTGAACTTGCCACCTTCGCCCGAGGTATAGAGCCCACGGAACTGCTCAGGCACAACATCCAGGGTTTCGACAGTCCCGCTTTTACCAAATTCAAATTCCATAGTCGCTCCTTCGGCATCACGCCTGTTGCATCCGACGTCACGTGCGGACTACCAGAGGATGGCGTATGGGAGCGACCAGTCAAGCCGTTGTTACAGGAGGTTCCCCAGTTGTGCGGGCTGGGCCACGCTTGTCAGTGCCCATAGTCTTGCGGCCGGCCTTCTTGGGGCCAGTGCTGAGCTGCATGTTGAGGCCCTGTTGCTCCGGCTGGGGTTCTGCCTCAATCTCCTTGGCATCGACAGCCTCGTCAAACTCATTGGACAAGATGTCCCGGCGCTTGAGTTCTTTGAGGAACGACTTGCGGCTGATGTCTTGACGGTCGCGGGCTTTGTCCAGAACGTCCAGCTCTTTGCTCTCACCGACAGTGATGTCAGGCTTGACTTCATAGGCAACCGTGCCACCCTTGGGCAGCTTCAGCCAATCTGCCGTATATTGCAGGGCTATCTCGATTGCGTCCTTAAAGTCCATGCCCCAGGCCATCAACGGGCTGATTGCCTCAGCACTATCAAGGGCCCGACCGGTTGCGGAAGACGCACCCGGGCGCTTTCGAAGAAACTCAGAGCCGTAGCTAGCCATCTGATCTTCGAGGTCTTCAAGGTCAGTCCTGCCGGCTGCAATCGCATTTCCGGCGTGCTCGACATAGTAGATGCGACCCTGAGGATCAGCAACGCTCAACCACTGCTTGGGGCCAATGACCACGGGCTTGGAGTTGGGATCAGTATTGGTCACGCCAGACACGGCCAGAATGGGAAACCGAGCCACTGTAAGAATGGAGCGCTGATCAGCTGACGACTGGAAGTGCTCGACATTCAAATAGGCAAGGTCTTCAAGCGGAGGCTTTCCTTCGCCAAGACCGGTTTTTGACGTGTAGAAAGCCACAAGTGGAATGTAGTCCAGCCCCATGGTGCCACTTTCAATGGTGACCCACTGGGGCTTTGTGCCCTTCTTGACTGCGCGCTTTTCCCAGATAGCATAGCTGCCGGGCTTCAACACACGGATGCGTTCAATGCTGACGTCAATCCAGCCATCTTGAACAATCTCCCACTCACGGATGCGAACCTCGGAGAACTGGATTTTGCCGTTGAACTTTGCAACACGCATGTAGATCACATCACTGGGATCGATCAGACGCCAGAACGGCCGAACACCTTCCTTGCGATCATCTTCAAGAGTGCGAGTGCCATCAGGCTGTGTGGGTGCAGTTGAGCTGTGATCTACAAGCACAAAGGAGAAGCACTTCTCAACTGCAAGCCGGAACCAGGCACGGTTGAAAACGGTGAACCCTGACCCTTCGGTGTCAATATCCGTGGTCAGCGCAACAATAGCATCAGGCACATCGGCATTCAGCTTGGGCTCGTCACGGAATGCCTTGCTGGTAAGGTTCTCCAGAGTGCGCAGGGTATAGTTCTTCAGTGTGGCGCGGGTCAGGCGTTCCTGGTACGCTTCCTCAGACTCATAGGGATGCGAAGGCAGATAGGTCTTGCCCGCATTCCGCATGCTCTCGGTGCCTGCAATCACGGTGGAGACCAGGTTCCATTTTGTGACCATGACCTGCCATGCAGCAGAAGGGGTTGCAACCGTGGGCTTATCGTTTCCACCAGAAAGCGGATTGCGATCGCCCCAACGGGGTTGGATGCGGCCCACGGACTCATCGACCCCCTGGGGCATTCCAGCATCCGCAAACTGATTACCTTGTGCCATCTGAAGCCCTCTGCCTATTTGAAGTCAGACTGTCACGCCTAGTCCGCCGGGAGTGCCCTTGCTGCTTAGAATTGGCCTTGGCGCATTCCGCGACGCGGAGCAGTCACGCGATACCTGGTCTCGTCACCGATGTGGTCTTCGGCATCGGTGTCCACATCGTCCAGGTCATTGTCATCACGTGGAAGGACTGGAACCAGGTCAAGCCAATGGTGACAAGTGCGGAACACAAACAAACCAGGCTTTTCGCGCGGAGTCTTGTGATCAATAATGGTGATGCCATCCTTGTTTTGAGTCCAGGCTCCCTGTGCATCTTTCATATAGGTGCGCATCTGAAGCCAGCCCTGCTTACGCGAGCCAGGAGACTTGTCTGATTTCTCCCAGCCGATGCCAAGAGCTTCCATGTCTGTTGCAATGGACTTGACCCCAGGTTCCGCAACCCAGATACTGTTATCAGCCGCGCCAGGTGAAACTGGGCGGGCAATCAGCCTATTGGCAATCATTGCAGTCTCACGGTCCTTGATGCCTTTGGCTATCTGAGCAGCCGTCAGCTTCAAGCCTGTGTTTGCTTCTTTTGGATCGCACCCATACCACTCATTGATGCGGAACAGGTCACCTCGGACCGTACGAAGCTCTCGACCATTCGGCAAAGTCACCGTGGTTCCATCACTCTCAGCCCACCAGCCTACGCTGAATGGTCGGGATGCGCCCCAGTCAAACGAACGGTCAACCCGCCATGATACAGGTATAGAAAAGGGCTCCACGACGTTTCGCTTGGGGTCCCAAACATCATCGAACATGCCGCCAGCAACAATGTCCCAGTCACCATGTATCCAAGCGCGAAGCTCCGCAGGATTACGGGCCGCAGCACGGAGGCGAGAGATGTAATGTGGGTCGGCCTTGAGAAGGATTTGGTTTTCATAGATGTTCCCGTGGATTGCCACACGCGGTGGTTCCAACTCCCCTTCACTGTCTGTTGCATCACGGATCACAATGCCCCTGCCATTGGGTAGACGGAACCGCCGCTTTACCCAGTTATGCCCCACACCGTAGGGGTTACAAGTGGCACGATATTTGCGGGGAACATCTGGGTTCGAGGAACGCGAGCAGCTCATCATCTTGCGATATGGGCCGTCACTTGCCCAGTTGGTCAATTCTTCCCAGGCAATCCAGGGATAGGCATGGCCATGGAAGGCATTGTAATCTTCCACAACCCGCATGTGGCGAAGCAGTAGTTGCTCGCCATCTGGAAAAGTCCAGGTCTTCTCAACCTTGTTGAATTCACAACGAGGGAAAATCCGCTTGAACCATTTCTGACTTTTGGCAATGACGTCAGTCAGTTCTGGGTGAGAACGCCGGAACAATACCCCGCGCCAATCAGGACCAAGACCTGTTCCAACATGCTGCAGAAAATCCATAAGCAAGGCATCTGTCTTGCCCGGACCACGAGTGCCCTCATAGAGCACTTCGTAGATTGGGCAAGACAGGAACAACTCTTGAGACCCAGGCTGTGGAGACCATATGGTCTCCATTGATCCGGCCATGGTTCAGTTGCCTCCACAGAGGTGGGTGCTTGCAGTGAATGTGAAGCTGGGAGTAGTCCCTGTGATGGTCCACACAATGCGCCAGGCAAAGGGTAGTTGAGCTGCAACGGCCGCGTTGGCCACAACGGTGATGCCCGGAGCCACTGCCAGGGCAAAGGTGCCCGTGGCTATGATGGCCATGGTGGCAGCACCCGCGACATCGACGTACTTGCCTGACGTGGTGTCGAAGGCCTGCAACTTGAAGGTCAGCGAGGGCGTGGTGCCAGACACCGCGGTCACGTCAAAGAAGAACACAGCACCACTGGCATTGTAGTTGGTGATTACCGCCGACTGTCCTGTGACGGTCTCGGGAAGGGAAGCGTGAATTTCAAGTGCATTGTTGATGGACATATCAGGCGCTCCTATGCAAGGTTTTCAGGATTGGCCGAATTGGCCGTAACTGTGAAGGACCCGTCAACCGCTGCGGCGGGGGTAGTGAGTTTGGTCTGGGCCGACCAGGTAACTTCCCCTGGCTTTGATATGCCCGTGTCAAAGGAAGCAGTCCAGTCATTGCCCGATTGGATCAGCACAATCTCAGTGGTGGTCCGAGTGCCCGTGGTATCGGGATAGGACACAAACACCGAGGCTTGTGAGGGGTTGATCGGTGCACCTAGGTCGTTGGTAAAGTTGACCTTGAAGGCCACAGTGCTTCCACGAACCACGCTTGTCACTGGGTTACCCTCCGAATAGACCGTCACAACGGCTGTTGCTTTTTGGAATACCACAACTACTGCGGTATTGGTAGCCAGTATCTGCATGACTGCGTTGCTCTTGGTCGTGACCTCGAGCGTTGCTGAGCTAGGTGTAGACACTGAAACGAACCCGAGCGCCTTAAACAGGACCTGGGCAACGGCATAAAGCACTGTGGTGTTAAGAACAAGGCCTACTGTCACAACTGACAATCCAATTGCTTCTGCCGAAGCAATCCCAGTAAGGGAGATTGTATAGCTGGCCTTGAGTGTCGGAGCCCCGATTGCCCCTGCCGATCCAATACCACTTGGGCTCAACGCCACAACTGACTTAATGGTCGCGGAGCCGATCACCTCCCCCGAGGCGATCGATGTGGCCTGCACAGTGAAGGTGGGGACAAGGGTGGCAGACCCAAAGGTCTCGGCCGATGCAAGTCCTGCCGGTAATAGGATTTGAGCCCCGCTACCAGACAAACTGACAGTCAGAGACCCAAAGGCCTCAAGCGATACAATGGATGAAGGAGAAATGCCCTGCAGGAGCGAGGACGTTGTGTCAAATAGCCTCAAACTTGGCAGTGTTTGATCGTACAAGAACACATTTGGCATGACTTAGGTCCCAAATATGTCGCGGCGTGTGACTCCACTGGGCGTCGAACCAGAGTGTGCCACAATCATACGAGGCCTTTGGTCAAAGATCGGTAAGCTGAAGTTGCCGGACCCGTCGCTGACTACAAGTTGCTCAAGGGTGTCGCTGTCTGCCCAATATACCCGTACGGTGACCCCAGTCAAGACTGCACCGGAGACCCCATCAACAGTCTGACCAGTGATAATATACCTCGGAATGCTCCAGGGCTCGTCTGTGCGGTCACGTCGGAAGTGAGATACTCCGTCAAAGTCATCACCTATTTCCAAAGCGCCGTGCGGATCGGCCTCGATCAACCGAATATGGGCCTCGCTGTCAGCGTCGGCATCAACGTGGGTAATCAACGCTGTGTCATAGGAGAAAATCTGGGCCACTAGGACGTTTTCTTCGCCCATGGCAATCATAAAAAAGGGCGAGGCGACTTCCTCAAAGGTCGTCGGCAGGAAGTTCTGATTGATTTGAGTAACCCCAATTCCATCAAAATCATCCTGCCAGACTGCAACATGGGTACGAGACTGCTGACCCGGGACGTCGGTCACGGTGACATTGAAGTCCTTGCTCCGTGCCAACGTCTGGATAAGCATTGATCAGTCTTCCCATTCAACCGTGACAGTGATAGACACCGAAGCCACCGAGCAGACGATACCGACCACAAAGCGGTTGGCACCAACCACGACAAGCTCTTCCATGTAGTTCCTGGGGATCCATTCGTAGGTCGAGCGACCGTTCAAGTTGGCCACATAAGGCGTGTCCACCAGGGTGCCGACGGAGAAGGCCGCTGCGCCGTTCTTGACGGCCACGGCGGTGCTGGATAGCCGCATCTGGGCATCCCGACGTATCGAGGTGCCTGCGATGCCTGTGGCACCGGCAGCAGAGGTCCGCTTCAAGTTGGCCTTGATGCGTGCATCAGAGGCCGCAGTGTCCGCGGACACATGGACTCGCTTGATGCGGCCAGCACTGGACGCGCCAAACAAGATTTCCACATAGGCGTCTTCGGTACCAGCCGTGGTATTGGAGGCCGCTGTGACCGTCGTGGTATACTGGGGCATGACAGCCTCCTCTAAAGTTTGAAGATTTTGTTGGTGGTATTGTCCCACTGGATAGTGATGTCACCACCATTGGGAGTCACAGGCAAGCCGGTGGCCGTGTCCAAGTAGGCAATAAGCCGTTGCGCTGAGGCGGCAACATCTGCACCGCCCGTAACTGCGCTGGACTGATAGACCAGGATACTTGTGATTGCAGCACCGGCGGTAACCGCGGTAAAGATCACGTCAGCAGCATCGGCAATGCCACCCGTGACCGTCTTCGAGGTCATGGCCGCCGAAGTGGACACAATAGATGCACCGGCAGTCGTGGCATCAGACACGAACTTGTGCGCAGCAGAGAACGTGTAGCTGCGCACCAAGACTGCCTTGATGGTCGCGGTATCCCAGTCAATTTCTCCCGCCAGAAACCCTTCACGGCCGGGGTCAAACAGAGCATTGGCCATGGATCAGGTCTCCCATGCAGTTGCGTGATACCTTAGTGCCGTGTGGTCCGAACTGCGGAAGCCAGCAGCTTGTTTGCGCCGGCAAGCAGCTTCCGCGCAGCTTCAAGACCTGCCTCTGCAACCTCTTTGGGCTCAAAGACATCTCCATGCATGTTGCAGCAATACTCGGCTGCTGCGCCCGTAGCAGCTTCACAGGCCAAAAGCATGGTCTGCTCATCAGGGAAGGCCTTGCGTTCGACCAGCATCCGCCGAATGTTCCCGGGTTGCATCTTGGAATAGATCAGCATCAGGATGCCACGATCTTCAAGCTCAGCCTTGACCTTGGGGTCCTTGATACTGCAGCCTTCAGCATCATTGATCTCAATGCGGACGCGCCCACGATGGATCTGGGTCAAGTAGGCCGTCTTCTCTTCATTGATTTTGGGCTTTCCACCATTTTCGACGTCGGGGACATAGGTGATAATCATCCCCTCTTCTTCGTCGGCCGTGATCACATCGGTCCTGGCCTGGTCGTTGAAATAGATCACACACTTGTTCTTGACCAGGTCGAACCGATAGCCCTTGTCACGCTTGTCAACAGAAAGCCGCATAGCCTTGCTCCTCTACGCGAGAGGACCAGGCTCCTCTTCGCTACTGTGAGTACGATGGGGTGCCTGGTTTACACGAGCTGCTTGTTCCCAGGCCTCTGCAGAAGATACCCCGGGTACGATAAGCACGCCGCCCTTGACCTCTGCATCCACGCTGATGTTGTCCCGGAACTCCTTCGGGCGCTTGGCCTTCAGCAATGTGGTCAGAAGGGCGTCCGAGTATTCCTTGACGTAGCCCACCAGACGCCCTTGCTGGAACACCGGCTTGACCATGCCCTCAACGGCCCTGGTACGTGCGGCTTCTTCAAGTGCATCGGTTGCAAAGTCGATTGCATTGATCCACATCTCTGCAAACTCAGGGTCCGACTTGCGCAGACTATGTGCTTGACTGGAGCTCCAGCCCGCAGCAGTAGCAGCACGAGCTACAATGCCCGTGGTCGCCAGGGTGCGGATGAAAGTGGACTTGCGCCGATCGCTGAATGCCTGTTTGGCAGTCAGCTTGGCCCCGATGCGGATCATGCGCTGACGCGTCACTTCCCGCACTTCGTCCTGTTCTTTGGCATCCATGCCTGCACCATCGCCCGGGAGTATCCCGAGCGCGGCATCGCCAATGGCTTCAACATCGTCGTCGGAAAGCTCCGCGTCGATGGCACTGTTGCGAGAAAGAGGAGGTGTTTGCTGGGTCATGATGCTCATAAGGTGACATGCGCACCCACGCGAGTCGACCAGCAGTTTGCAAGGGCCCTTTAACCCTTACAGGGACGGCCATACAAGCGTACTAGCCCACAGGACGGTACACAAAAATGCTTGTGTCCTTGTAGGTGCCCGTCACTTCCCTATTCTCGTGCAGGTCAAACCGCACCAGGTACTCGACACCATCCGCAGTGACCCCGATCTCTGTCATAATGAGCTTAGCAGGTCTTGAGCCAGCTGGCATTTGCTTGAGACAGCCAGTCCGTAGCAAAAAGCTGAGCCCCTGGGGATGCACTTTGTCCCATGTGGCTTTGATCACTTCTTCTTCAGTCAGCGGAGCAGCAGAGGTTTGCTCCTTGGCTGGAGGCAGTGTGGACTCAAAAAGTGCGGGCATTTTGAGCTTCCTTTCCGGCATCAAAGCCCTTGAGCCACTGGGCGTTATTCTCGGTCATGGCCACACAGTATTCGAACCACCCCTGGTCACTCATGTGGTTGGACGTAGGCATCCAGGGCCCCCCGGGACGATACTTGGCCGTCCAGGACTTGCCTATTTCATACCCAGAAGCATAGGCCTCCTCGGCAGTGTCACAGGTGACGTGATGGGTGTTGGCTCTGAAGTGAAAAGTACGGGACATTTACCCTCCTACGCGCGTTATGTCTAGATGCATAACCCCTACTGTAAGCATTCCAAGCATTTGGGCAAGCCCTAATGAGACGTCGAGCTCCCGTCCCGGAACAAACGGGCCTCTGTCATTCACACGACAGATCACCGAAGTCCCGTCGGAGGCTGTGAGGCGCAGTAGAGCGCCAAAGGGAAGGCTTCTGTGCGCACAGGTTGCGCCCATAGGGTCAAAAGCCTCTCCATTGGCAGTAATTTTGCCATGTTTGTAGTAGGATACCGTCCAATTTTCGGCCAGGGACGGACTCGGAGCCCATAACAGGGCCAAGATTACAAGGTGCGTCGATTTTATTCTCATGCGTGTGTAACCTTTGCCGGTTTTTGGATGTTTGACAGTCAGCTTGATCAGCTTATAATGTTTGAGGTGTGTTTTGTGCCATCAAGGTTCTTAAGCTTGTTGTCAGTTATACAGTTTGGGGAAAAGTTGAGGCCAAATTTCCATTTTTATTTTTGACAAGGGGCTTTTTGACAAGTCTGGGGAAAAGTTGAGGTAAAAACCTTCATACAGGACACCCAGAGACCCCGGTGCCAGTGTGTACTTCGCAATGAAATCAGGCTAATTTATATATACGAACGATGAAACAGACGACAGACCAGTCACACAGTAGAACCAAGAGACTAACACATCATGGCATACATATATGATACCTCCTGGGTAGCCAGGAAACCATACTCCGGAGGAGTACCAAGTCAAGACAAGATAGTACAATTTTACCTTAACCATTATAGGAATAGGTGTCTATTGGATAGACTGTCTATCTCGGTCCGAGATGACTTTGATCAAGCCTATCAAGTCGAAAAAGAAATCACGGTCTGTGACAATAAAGTCACATACTGGTCTAGACAGGTAGTCATGACTGATGACCTTAGAAGAAAAATGGTATCTATCAAAGTTGCCTGTCAGTCGGTCAACTTCTGATTAAAAGGTTGAATATCTTAAGCCCACCGCGGTGGTGGGCTTTAGTGGAGCAATCAATCATGACCTATCGTAACATCAGCGTTTGCGTTCTCGATCTCCTGTCGCAGGGGGCTCATGACTACAAAGACATCGCAGACAAGGTTCGCGAATACTTTCCCTCCGCGCAGACCACTCACAAGTCTGTCGCCTCCTTGGCCCGCGACTTTCGCAAGGCGGGCAAGCTTGCAGCTGCCTCGGCAAGGGCAGTGATTTCTCAGCCTGTCGAGGACCAACTCTCCATGTTCCCCATCTTCGAAGCTCCTGAATTCCAGCTGTCCCTTATCTGAAATGGACAACAAACGCAAGTATGAGCGGGTCCTTGTGGAGACATGGGCCATTGAGGGTATGGAGCCCTTTTCAGTCAAGGAGTGCCTTGCCCTCGAGATCGAGTGTATCTCACAGGCTCTCGACAGCCATGACGACGATGTCCATTGGCTTGGTAGGCTGCATGACTACATGGTCTATCAAGTCGGTCCCCCGTCCCTTATCTGAAAGGCCTTCCCCATGTATGCCCCCATCTATCAGGTCACGAGTTATGAACCCCTTCGCTACGCGGAGACAAGGGCAGAAGCAGACTACTCCAGCGAAGAGGAGGCGCGGCAGGTGGTAGAAGCTGCAGGTTGTGGCAGCATTGTCAAGTTTGCCCGCTACTCCAACTTGCCCGGCTGTTTTCCCTCCATTCGTCACTCCTCCATCTGGCTGAAAACCTATGCCGATGGGGTGTGGAAAGACTGCAACATACACAGTGCATGACTGGCGAAACTGGCGCAAGCCAGTCTGTGAGGGAGTGGCTCTCCCCACACTGATGATGCCAAGCCACTGGAGACTACCCATGAAGAAGATTGACGAATTGATTTCCGAGTTCAATGACAAGCCCACAGCCCACGAAGCCTACAACACGGCCAGCAATGAGCTCCGCATCCGACTTGCCCTTGTCCTCGAGAAACTGGACTATGACACCCCGCTTATGATAGCAAACATCAACTGGGGCCATGTCGTGAACGCCACGATCCTCCTGTCACAAGCCAAGAAGATGTGCAAGTTCCTCAAAGTGGATGAGCAGCTGGTGGCAAAGGGGTATGGGGAATGAATGACGATCCTTCGCTGATCGAGGGGCTTACCCCTGAAGAGTGTGTGGTGCTGAGGACCCTCATTGAGTTCCACTGGCACAACGACGAACTGGGCCACGGCTACTACGATGAAGTGGCCTTCAACGAGCTGGTCTTCAAGCTCTTCCCTGAACTGACGAAAAGGGCGTAAGCCCTTCTGTGCGGGAGTGGCTCTCCCCACACTGATGATGTCAAGCCACTGGAGACTTTCAATGTATGAAGAGCCCTTTCAACTCAACCTCACGCAAGAAGAACTGACCGTCTTGCAAGCTGTCATGAAGCTGGCAGCAAAAAGTTCCGACTTTGACATGGTGCTTGACACCCTGTCCAGTCTGGTTCACAAAGTGGAAAGTCCCCTTGATTTGAACCAGTAGGCGAAACTGGCGTAAGCCAGTCTGTGCGGGAGTGGCTCTCCCCACACTGATGATGCCAAGCCACTGGAGAAGACCCATGAACCTCATTGAACGCCACGACCGGTCCAAGCAAATCCTTGACGAGAACACTGTGCTGGATCACAAGCAACGACTGGTCAGCCCCTTGGCTCAGTCGAATGACTACCCCCACTACAAGGGCAAGGCCTATGCCGACCAGTGGGGTCGCGTGTGGGGACTGCTTCCCGACGGCACTGTGGAAGACCTGTCTGCTGCCCTCGAGCGGTTCATGCAGGACTAGCATGGAACATTGCTTCAGTCAATCACATTTGTGTCGTTTGACTGAAGCAATGACACAAGCCTGAGAAAGTGTGATACTGTGAAATCACGATCAACCCAAAGGAGACTGTCATGATCCCGACCAAAGAACTGCTGCAGCACCTGAATGGCTATCGTATCCTTGAGGGCAAGCAACCGCTTGACTCTTGGAAGCGCAGCCGCTCGGACCTTGAGACGCTGCTGAAGACGTATTACGAAGAGCCCGAAGCAGCCGAGCCGAACTTGCCGCCGGCGAGCGATCCCCAGTATGCCGACGATGATGTGTCGGAGCAGCTGCCCAACTTGGCGCCGAGCACGGACGAGCCGGACACTGGTGCCGAAAAACCGGCCGAAATGCCGGTCGCCCTTGAAACAAACCGGCCCAAGTCGCCGCGTGGGGCGATCGGTGTGATGGTGATGGACTTGCTCCAGACCGAAATGCCTTACAAGGACATCGTCAAGACGGTGCGGGACACTTACTGGGATGCCAAGACGACCGAACGGTCGGTTGCCAGCATCGCGATGGACCTGCGCCGTGATGGTGTGAACGTCCCGGCTCGGCGGAAACCGGCGGCGATCAAGCAAGTGGTTGCAGCGGCTCAAGCCGCTAAGTCCAGCACCGAAGTGCCGAAAGAGCCGGCTGGCCAAGCATGAACAACACGCTGGAGCGACGCACCTTAGGTGCGTCGCACGGCTAGCTAACTTGCACAAGCCGTGTGTACGTGGGCAACTTTTCATGCTTGAAGCATGGGTTTTTGGCGACTTGTGAGCTGATGGCGTGGGTAGACCATCCACACCCAGCAATACCAAAAATCGACCAGTGCTTGTCTCAGAGCTTCAAGGGCAAAAAACCACCGACGCACCTTGAAGAAAATCGACGCACCTTAACCATGGAAAGCCGACCTTGAAAACTGTCTAAGTGCCTGTTTTTGCTACCTTCGACTATACCGACCTACCTTAAATGAAAATTAATGTATGACGCATACGCACACACGTGCCCACACATCATAAACACTTTTTGTCGTTTTTCACGGTCGGCCGAGTCAAAAGGCAATAAAAACAGACACTTACGGAAGCACCCCTTACTGTCGGCAATCCTCAAGGTGCGTCGGTCAGGTTTCCCCTCTCTACCAACCTCTAAACCGACGCACCTCAGGTACGTCTATCCAAGGAACCAGTCAACCATGTCAAGCGGATACGTAAAAGCCGAGTGTGGCATCACTCACAAGCACACGAGGGCAACTGCACTCGTGGACTATGCACTGGTCGTCTGTGCGATCGGTTACACTATCTACCACTGGACTGGCTACTTTGCCCAAGTCATTCCCTTCGTCGGTGATTTCTGGGCGAAATAAGTGCACGCTGCATTTACAAGTCCAAGCATACGCGACACAATCAATCAAGTAACCAAGCAACCAAGCAACCTAACTGGAGCACACGACCATGGACTATGAAGACCTGCTGAAACGCGCACACGCAGCTGCAAAGCTGGCAGCTGAAGCTGAAGAAGCTTCTCCCACTCATCACTGGTTTCCCTGTGGCTTTGCCTGGGTCACCATCTCTGGCACCTCTCCTCTGGCTCGTCACTGCCGCAAGCAGCTGAACAATACGAACGCGAGCAACACCTACGGCGACAAGGGCTATCCGAAAGGCTGGCAATTCTGGTGCCCCGGTCACCGCTCGACACAAAGCATGGCCACCTACCAACAAGCCGCCAAAGCCTTTGCCAAAGTCCTGGCCGAAGCGGGCATCGAGGCAACCACCGACTTGAGGGCTGACTGACATGCATGCCAAAACCGCAGCCACCTACATCGCAGCCTACTGCCAAGAGATCTTCAAGATTGAACCTCACGGCATGGAAAGCTACATGGCAAACGAAGAGAGGATGAAAGCCTTCAACCCCAAAGGCTACGGCTCCCGTGAGGACATTCCGGCTGACAAGTTGACCAAAGACTTGGGCATGCCGAAAGGCGCTGGCGTGTATGGCTACTGGGCCATGGCCGACGGTTCCTACCTGCTCCAGACCTGTAGCGGCCGACTGGCCTGCTGGTCTGGTAAGGCCACCGATAAAGCTGAGTTCCCTGTCTAACACAAAGAAAGCGAGAAAGTGTGATGCACGATACCGAAGCTCCTCACGTCCACATTGACGTGCTCTATGAAGTCACCACGCTGGTCTTCCCGCTCCAGCTCGTTACCTGTGCCACGCGGTCCAAGCTGAACCGCTTCGGTGTGATCTACCACAAGCACGTCAAGCTGCACCTGACCTACGCGGAAGCGGCCAAAGAGTTTGGCGAGTGCTTGATGCACAACCTGACATGTGACGGCAAACTGGAGTAACGGCCATGATAAAAGCACACGTATGGGTATACCACGGGGCCACCAGTGAAGACGTCTACGAGGCCAACGACGAGCACGAGGATGCGGACCTCGAGCTCCTGGCCAGTCCCCAGTGCAGCCGCGTGGCCACCTCCTACGCCACAAAGCACGTCGAGGCAATCGCCAAAGACATGTGGGCCGACATCGTGGAGAGCTACGAAGAGGCCTACTCCTGCAAGCTTCCGCTCTTGTCCCTACAGACCACTCACCGGCACAAGGTAGTCGACTCGGCAAGGGCGACTACTGTGTTGGAGTTTGCAGTTGTGTCCTACTTCATATCCCAGTCCGTAGAGCCGGTGATGCAAGTCATTGCCCAAAAGCGTCCGTTGAGGAACTGAAAATGTCAAAGTTATCCTATAGGATAACGTGGGTTGATGCTCGCGATCCGCTCTTCATCTACACCAAGACCTATGCGTCTATGGTGCCCGCGATTGTCCAGTCCAAGACTAATGTTCCAATAGGAGATGCTACCTTGCATCAACCTGGGGTCTTTGCGCCCAAAGTGCATGACTGCACAGAGCACGAAGGCAGGTTCTACAAGCCCGACATGTCCTTTGTGGCTAAATGCTTTGCTCACCTAAGTGACTGGCGCAAATCCTATGCCCGCTTTGAGGCAAGCGGTGTTGCGCCAGTGCGTCGCAAAAACCGGACCAACCCATACACCGCCTTGGAATTCGACCTGAATGTCGGAACAAATGCTGACCGCCAAGCCATTGTTACTGTCTACCTCAAACCCTTCGTGAACGGCAAGGACCCGATCCAATGACCCTGCGCTTTCTCCTCAACTGGTCTGGTGACCCCAAAGGCATGAACAAGACCTTCATTGCCAGCACACCGGCAACTGGCATGATGGGGTTCCTGGACAATGGCCAGCTGGTCATGCCAGATTTCCAGGCAATAAAAGCCGCCCTTCCAAAACGCCTGCATGCTTCATTCGACCGTGCCAAATCGTGGTGGTGGATGAGCAAGCATACTGATGAACCACTGAAGATGACCCTGCTCAACTGCAAAGGCCACTTCATCACCACACTGTACCTGCAACCCATGACAAAGGAGCAACTGTCATGACCAAGACGACCAAGACGAAACGCCTGCCCCGCAAAATGACCCTGCAGCAGTTCGTCGAGAAAGCTCGTGAAACCGGCCTGATCTTTGCGGTCGAGTTTGTCCGCCGGTCAAACGGTGCACTGGATCACATGACCTGCCGGACGGGTGTGACCAAAGGCACCAAAGGCAGATCGATGGGCTATGATCCCAAAGATCACGGCCTGCTGTCTGTCTATGCCATGGACAGGAAAGGCTTTCGTTCCATCCCGGTCGAGAACATCAAGAAGCTGACCATGATGGGCCAACGGTTCATCGCTGACGAGCGCTCCGGCTACACACTGGTCGAGGTGGAGAACTAGGCTATGTTGCTCAAGCAAGTGTTCAAAACACATGCAGGTGCAAACAAGCGGGCAGCTTTCGAGAACACCCACTCCAAAACCCACAACTACTATGTGGAATATTGCAGCCCAGATGGCCAAACAACCTATGGGCGTCCATGGAATGGTGTTCATCACATGAACCTTGCAGAGTGCACCTACAGGCTGCGTAAAACCAAGAAGTAAAAAGCCGCTCCGGAGCGCTTTCGGTGCTCCGGAGCACAACGTGCCACATAGCTATGCCGAAGCTCTGACCGAGCGCCGTATGATCCGGATGGACCGCTTTACGACGTTCCGACAGAGCTTCTGAGCGAAAGGAACGACCATGAAAAGACCACAGCGTATCTACCCCATTTCTTTCAAGACACGAGGACCCACCGATGTCTTCACCAAGGCTGAAAACCAGCTGGAAAACAGCCGCCGCCTGTTCCATATGCGTCTCGATGTCACAGGCATGACACGACGCGAACTGGCAGAGCTTCTTGTGCTTGAAGCCAACAAGCTGGTGTTCTATGCCGAGGAAGATGAGAACCTTGGCCTTCCTCACAAGTATGTGGAAACCCACCGCAACAAAACCCTGTTCAACCAGTTTGGCGAAGATGTCGGGCGTATCTGGTGCGTCGACGAAGACCGGACAGGCATTGGGTCCAACACCTTCTATCGCAAGCTCAGCACAAGGGAAAAAGGCAAATGACCACGCGCAAGGAACTCGAAATCCTTCTGGCACGTGTCCGGAAAACCACCAGTCGGACCTTGACCCTGAATTATGCTTACACGTATGGTGGCTATTGCCTGATTAGCAAGGACGCCGAGTCGGCCAAGTATACCGCCCGTATGTCTGCCGAAGAGATGAAGATATTTCTAAAGGGCATGCTGATGGAACAAAAGTGAGCATGCCAGCAAAGCCTTTGACTGGCAAAAAGATCCAACTTGAGTAGTTTTGATGTATACGCAGTCAGACTGACTTGATAAACTGAATGCACAAGCTAGGAGCAACACGACGATGAGTAACGCAGTCACCAACGCGATCATGGATTTCCTGAACGCGAACCCCCACGCCGATAACGAGACCACGGCGGAGTATGTCCGCCACGCTGTCCAAGGGGCAAACACCACGGCTGCCAGTGTGTCGTCTGTCAAGTCTCGTCTCAAGCGTGAAGGCCATCGGTTCAACCGGTCCGTAGGCACTCCTGGCCGTCCTGCCTACTCCAACAAGCCGCCGCGTGACACCTTCCCCAATGGCATTCCGGATGGCATCCTGTGTGATGCCGATGGAAATCCGGTCGAACAACCTACCCCCCAGAATTTTGTGCCTACCTTCATTGCGCCGCGTGCCTTGTATGGGTCAGCTGCGCTGCCCGAGCATGACGACAGTGAGACGCTGGAAGAAGCCAAAAAGCGGATCGCTATCAGGTATGATGCGATGCAGCGTATGACCAAGCGTCTCGTGGCCGGCAAAATCCCTTCTCTGATTATCTCCGGTCCGCCTGGCCTTGGCAAATCACACACTGTGCGGACCGAGCTTGCTGAAGCCTTTCCTGATGGACCGAACTCCATTGACGAGGAAGGCCACGAGCAACTTCGCTATGACACCGTGTCCGGCTCCATCTCTGCGGTTGGCTTGTACCAAGCTCTCTGGTACACACGCAATGGTGGCGTGTTGGTTCTGGACGACGTGGATGACGTGTTCCGTGACGAGACCAGTCTGAACCTGCTCAAAGGGGCGTTGGACAGCTCGCCGACTCGCACGATTTCCTGGCGGAAAGAAGCACGCTGGCTTGAAGAGCATGGCATTCCGGATAGGTTCACCTTTGACGGCCACGTAGTGTTCCTGACCAACATCGACTTCGAGGCGATCATCCAGTCGGGCAAGCGTGACGCTGAACACTACAAGGCACTGATTGACCGTTCCCTGTATCTGTGCCTCACGCTCCGCACTCGTCGTGACTTCATGATCCGCATACGTGCCGTTGCCCAAGGTCCTGAAGGTATGCTGGCCAAACAGTATGGCCTGACCGAAGAGCAAGGCGACGAGCTGCTGGACTTCATCACCGACAACCAAGATCGGTTCTACGGTCTGAGCTTGCGTCTGGTCGGTCAGATCGCAATCTGCATGAGTGCTGACCCAAGCAACTGGCAGAACGACGTCGTGGCCACCAAGATGAGGACCAAGTAGAACCTCAGGGCCAACGCCACTAGGATTTATAAACACAAGAAGAGGAACCAACCATGAACTTCCTGCTTAACCTCCACATCGGCTGGCCACAAGGGTTATACCTGTGTTTGACCGCACTCGGTCTCTTGGTCATGGCTGCACAACATGGCCAGAACAAGAAGGGCAAGTACGACATCGTGAGCAGCTTGATCGGCACTGTTTTGGTCTTCAGCCTGCTGATCTGGGGAGGGTTCTTCAATTGAAAGGTGAACCTTTCCCCTTCAACAAGACCCGGCTGACCCGGAACCTGACGGTGCGCTTTACACCAGAGGATGATCGGACCTTTGCCGAGATGCGCCAGGATGCTACACCCAATCAGCTGGACCTGGCTCGGACGTTCCAGCGACTGGCCTTCTCTTGGCCGAACAACCAGGGTGACAAATACGACGGGGAGTTTGAACCGGCGCCGATATATCTACGTCAGGCTGTGGCATGTGGCCGAGAACCACATCTGTACCTCCAGTTGATCATCAACCTTCAGAAAGGCTGAACACCATGAACGGAAGTTCCGCAGACCACAACTTCATCCGGGAAGTTCCGAAGTCCTTCGATCCGGCCCATCCGATGCGCCTGGCAATCGAGACTGAACTCCACCGCCAGTTATATGTGGCCGAGGCCAAGGGTGTGATCGACCTCTACCCCGACCTTGGCTTCGGCCGCGTTGAACTGACCCTGAACCTCGACGATCTGGCCAAAGCCATGATCGCGCACCTGAACCGGAGAGACTGACGTGGCACAGTTTACTGCAAAGACCACTCGTGAAGTGCTGGATTGGATCGAAACCAACCAGCATCATATCGGCGACTCTCAGACGCCTGGCTTCTTCGTGCTCAAGGGCTACCAGAACACGCTGCGCATCCCCATCAAACTTTATAAGAGCATGGTCGACTTGATCGAGCCAGGCGGGGAGTTTGACACGCGCATGTTTCGGGCAAAGCAGAAGCGGTTCTGCCCTCCAGAACAGCCCGAAGATGGGTACGAGTGTCTGGTCTTCTACCGCGGGCGTTGGCGTCATGTTCGGTATAGCATCGAGCATGAGGGATTTAGCTTGGGCTATGCCCTCGGCTTTATCATGTTCACGCCTGATAAGAAATGGGCTCCACTGCCGGTCAAGCCTGAAGGCGCCGAAAACTTCTACTGGGCGGGATGATGGCACACGTCAGCACAGCAACTAAGGGCAATGGGTGGCAACTGACCATGAACATGACAGCATCAAAGAAGGAGGACCAGACATGGGCACCCGCTATCAAGATCACATGAACGCTGAACTGGACGCTTTGCAGCCGGCTTGGGCAAAATGGGCTGAACTCTTTTGGCTGGGCTTCTTCTATGCCCTGTATCTTGCGGGTCCGGCCCTATCTCTGGCACACACAATGGGACTTTGGAAATGAGCGACCGGCAATATGTGACGACCAGCCCGACCACTATCGAAGACTTCTTGGCCAAGACCAAATGGGTCATGGTCGATGAAGAAGATGGCATGATTGAAGACATGTATGGCACCGTGGCCTATATCATGGAAACTGACGACGGACATTTGGAACTGTTCGTTGAAGATGGCGACGACGTCTCGGACATCATCGAGGTGGTATCCTTCCATCTGAAGGACCCCGAGGAGTATGACGATGAAATCTGAAGCCAAAGACACTCTGGAAATGCTTGACCTGATACGGCGTGAAGATGCCGTGTTTGTCCGGGTAAAGGGTGAAGTAGGGCCCTTCCGTGTGATGGGCTCTAAAACAGGCAAGCTTGTCACGGCGGCCAAAATTTCGGCCGAAAATGTGCACCGCCTGTTTATTGATAACTGTATCAAAGTCGTCGGTGAAAGCCTGGTCGAGGCCTATGCTATCACTGACGTGGGGATCGACCGGCTGAAAAAGCCCCAGAAGAAAATTCCCTTGTGGCGTAGCATGCGTCGGTTCCGATTCCAAAAAGGCCCTAGCCTTGATGTGAACGCCACCAAGGCATGGCAGCGGTTTCAGGAAAGCTACGAGCTTGCCTGCATTGAGGATGCAAACTTCCGGACCTGGGATGGTGAACTGATTTACGGCAACCCAGAGTCGTGGGGGCCATTCGAAGGTATTACTGGCAATGGCACTCAGGCTGGACAGCTTCGGGAAGCGGTCGCTTTCCTTGGTCCAGATTTGTCCAACGCCCTTCTCTACTTCTTCTGCATGGGCAAAGGGCTTGAAAACCTGGAGAAAAAGCTGAATTGGCCCAAGCGATCAGGCAAATTGGTTGTGGCAATTGCTGCTCGAAGACTGGTCGACTACTATGGCTGAGCTTCTTTTACTCGAACAAAGCTTTGGCAAAGGTTCAGGAGATACCATATCCCTACTTTGCCAAAGCTACTGCCCTCCAGAAGCACTTGAAGATACCCTTCTTGGCTTTTCGTGCTATCCGCCAGCCTTGCCAAAGATACGAACTTGTTTAACAATATCAGGGCGTTACGACTGTGAAGTTCAGCCGTTTTGGTTTAGAAGGCAAGCCGGGCGACTTGAAAAAGAGCTTGCAGCTCTTGGAATAGAACTACAAATCCTGCGGCTTTCGGAATGTAGCTCAAAGCCAGTTGAGCATTCCTTCAAAGGAGTTAAGCCCGTTAGCGGGTAGAACTCGTCTGCAATTTTGACCACGTGCGTCGCCTGAAATTACCGAGCAAAAACAAGACCCCGTGCGAAAGCACGGGGCTTTTTGCTATTCAACGGTAGAACCCTTAAATCCCTTGTGTTATATACTTGTGCACATGCAACCACGAAAGGGTGAAAATCATGGCTCGACGTCCCGCTCCCATGCCCAAACCGGGTCCGATCAAAGGCTCCCGTGGTGGTCACGGCCCTGTTGTCGGTGGCAAAGGCAGCAAGGGCTGCTGACTCTTGACCCGCTGGTTATGCCAGCGGGTCAAACTCGTCTGCAATCTCGGCCATGACCGGTTCCACATCACCATCCTCGGCAGCATTGTCCCAGTCTAGACGTTCGCCAATTTGCCCTTCAAACAAGATGCGGCATTCCTCAATACCAGGCAGGTCGTAGCCATATGTGCGGCCATCGGTATTCAGCCATTCACCTAGCTCAAGTGCACGGTCCTTCGGAGCCGTAAAGCGCACATGCCTAGCCGAAGGCACCCGTTTTTTCAGACGCTCTCCAATTGTGGTCATCATCGATCGGCGACCGCCACGTGACCAGCGATCACCGATCTTCTGGAGGTACAACTCCACAGAGGTCTGCAAGTCACAGGATAGAATTCGAATTCCCTTGTGTGATTCCCAATGCCCAGCAATTGGTGCAATGTCACGGCCAAAAGACCGATTGAGCAGGCAGTTATAATACCAGCCATCAAGAAAGTCCATGGTGGCAATTTTCTGGCGAGCCAAAGCACCCGTCTTGGGAACTTGCCGGCGAGGATGGAATTTGGATATGTCCCGCGTCTTGAGGTCCCAAAGTAAAGCCTGAAGTCCGCCATTGTCAAGTTGATCGTTGAGTGCCTGGAAGAATTCGTGCTGGCCTTTGAAGCGGTCATTCACTTCAAACACTGCAAAGCGACGTTCGTCATCTAGGCCTGCAGGAACAACCCACTCTTCGTTTGACGCCATCATGACATGGAGCATGTTGCGAGCTTGAATAATGTCCTTGCCTTTGGCTTCAATTGCCAACGTGCTTTCTGTGATCAAGCGCTTGAGTTCACCCTCAGACTTCTTGTCGCCGGCCCACATGGCTTCATCTGCAAACAGGAAAATACAATCCCGCATGTGAGCATTGAAGTGGTTTGTGAACTGCAGCTGGTTGCTGATCTGGAGTGAATGCCTACCACACAGCATGGCAAGGGCTCGACCCCAGGTGCCTTTACCGACGCCTTTTGAGCCTCGGAAAACCACGGCAACTTCTGCCGGCTTGTCTGGATTTTGCACCATGAAAGCAGCCCAGTTGAGGTTGTATTCAAAAGCCTCCACATTGCCATTGCACAGAGCTTCCAGCAGCAACTGGTAGAGCAGGGAGCAGTTACCTTTGCGAGGCTGAACGGCCCAGTCAGTCCACAAGTTCAAATACTTGCCCCCACGATAGCGGCCTGCAGGATCAAACACCACACCTTCGTAGCTTGTGCGTTGTCCCCAGCCTAGCCATTCCGCAGCCACCTGGACGGTCTTCTTGCCATCAGCGCTCTCACACTTCTTTGTCTCGTAGAAGTTGAGAAAGTCAGTGCGCTTGTAGCTGTCCCAACGCATGCGAGGTTTGTCCACCTTTCCGTCACTGCTAAGGAAAGACCACTCAGTGTCTTCAACCTGTCGCATGACCCGAAAGCCTGCCGAACCGTCCATGACCGCACAGAAACCAGCCTTGTTGAACCACTCCATGGCTTCATTCACGCCACGATTGCCCTCAGGCAAGGAGGCAATGATTTCATCCAGGTCAGTGCGATCGTCAGCATCCAGGTAGTTGGGGAAGTCTTCTTCAGCAGGCACCTTGTCCACACGACGGACAAAGTTTTTGCCATCCTCACCGCCAAACTTGCCAAGCAGACCGAACAAATGCTTGTAGGACACAACGCGTGAGCCTTCCGTATGGAAGCCATCCCACTTGCGTCCAACCTCAGCGGACTTGTCGGAATACTCTGGGTCCGTTGCACACCACGCCAAAAATTCCGCCCGACCTTCACCACCTGTGGCATGGTGGCAGGACATCATCAGTTGAAGCCAGCGCTCATATTGGCCCTTGCCAAAGTCAGCCTGTGCATTGAGGAAGGTCAGTGCCTCCTCGATTTGCTCTGGTCGATATTTCCCCGACTCGGCACCACCCATGCGTCCTGGCCGCTTGATCACTTCCAAAAGGCTATGTGGCGCTTCAGGACGTTCCTGCAGACTGTCGCTGAGTTCGTCCATGGTATATGGCTGCAAAGTCACAGGATGCACAGACCCTGCGGCAACAACCTGGCGACCAAGCGATTTGAATTCTACACCTTGGTAGGCGTCAAGGCTGTCTCGCACAGCAACTTCGGCCGGCTTGCGCAAGTAAATGTGCTTGCCACCTGAACCTGTGATCACCGTGGGCGCACCTGACAAGTCAATGCCAAGGTCGTCCTGCAAGCGTTTCAGTGGGTCTTCACCTTCAGCAAAGTTGCGAGGATCGACGTCTATCACCAGGTCTGTATCTCGCAGACGAACACCAACGTTGTGCTCTTCCTCAGTCATGAGCTGTACAGCTTGATCAATCGTCAGCGCGGGCACCCGCCTCCAGCCTTTATTGAGAGGAGCTTTGCCAATAGACCGCCCCTTCTCGTCCAAAGCATCGGGCTTGTTCAAAGGCAGCAATTCAAAGCCACCGGTCTTGTATGTCTCAAGCTGTTTTGGCCTGAAATTCCAGGTCATGTATTGGTGCCTTTCTTGTACGGGCATTCCGGTGGTTCAGGATCGTTGATGTCCCAGCGCAGGCCACATGTCATGCACCCTGCCATATCAGACATTTGCACTTGGTTGCAGGGCAGACGACGCTTCACAGGCTCAGATGCTTTCGTCTCACGAAAGTGGATCATGGCCTGCTTTACAATTTGTGAAAAGGTGACTGCCTTAAAAGGCGGTTTGGCTGACTGCCTAAGCGCCTCTTTTTCACCAAACTCAATGAGGTCTGCAGGCAATCGAACCGACACTTGCCCACGTGTTTCGCGGGTCTTAGGAACTCGCGGACCTCGCTGATACTGGCCAACTCCTCCTAGCTCGTATTCCTTTTCTGCCACTTTACAAAGTCCCTTATGTTCATGAAACCGTTACCGTCCGACCTTACGTCAGACAGTTCAACATACAGCACCGTTATGCAATGCATAAGGGGAAAGAGTGTTGGTACCTTGGACTTCTATGACAATGCACATATGAGGTATTGAAGCAACGTAACCCTGGAGCAACTGAATGTCCATCGAAGAAAACCTCGGCCGTATCGCCACGGCCCTTGAAAAGATCGCAGCGCAAGGCACTTTCAGCGAAGTGGCTGTTGCCGACGTGGCCGCTGTCGCCAAAGCCAAAGCTGAGGCCGATGCGGCCGCTGCTGCCAAAGCCAAAGCCAAAGCTGATGCTGATGCGGCCGCTGCTGCCAAAGCCAAAGCCGATGCGCTGACCGCTGCCAAGACCAAAGCTGATGCTGATGCCAAAGTCAAGGCAGAGGCCGATGCCGCTGCTGCGGCTGCGGCTTCTGTGGTGAAAGCCACCAAGGACGATGTTCGCAAGGCCCTGCAAAACTTCCGTGAAATCGAGGGAACGCCGGCCATGCTGGAAGTTCTGAAGTCCTTCGGTGCCGACAACTTGAACGAGCTGAAGGAAAGTCAGTACGACGAAGTCGTGGCCAAGGTCAGCTGACCATGCCAGATTTTGCCGACTATCCGTCCGCTGCAAAGTATCAGCTATTGGAGTGGGCTGCAGGTCGGCCCTGGCACAATCCTTGGAGTCCGGGGGCTACGGCCCCCGGCTTCAAGAGCTCCGACGGGGAATGCTGTCCAGACTTCTCCTGTTGCAGTCCTGAACTTCTGGCGTCAAGAGAAGCTCGCGTGACTTTCCTTGCATCGATAGGTATTCTGACATGACAACCATTTGTTACAGGGACGGAGAGCTTGCGGCTGACTCCCGGGCATATGCAGGCTACAATGCCACTCTGGGTATCAAGTCAAAAATCCGCAAGACAAAAGGTGGCGTGCTTCTGGGTTGTTCATCCAACAAACCTGGTCAAGCAGAGGCCGTCATGGATTGGTATATGGCTGGTGCAGACCTCCAGAAAGTCCCCAACTTCGCTCCGGTCGACCAGGACTTTACCCTGTTGGTTGTGCTGCCTGACGGCACTGCCCTGTATGGCTACAATTCATTCCACTTGAGTGGGCCACTGACTGCGCCCTTCTTTGCCATTGGGTCTGGAGCGCTTATTGCGCTCGGAGCTTTACAGTTAGGTGCTTCTGCGCCCGGAGCTGTCGAAGCGGCGTGCGTACACGATATTTGGAGCGGACCACCGATTGAAACGCTCCGTCACCGCATGGCCGAGGACTTTGTCCCACATATGCCAGCGATCCGACCCTTTACGGACCCAGAAACCATGGCACAGGCAGCTTCATGCAAAAAGTGTGGCATCCGGCTTGACGGCGTTATGGGATATGTATGTCAAGCTCCTGACTGCCCACACTTTGCAAGGATAACCTGCTGATGGCCACCGAACAATCCAACCCAACCGACCGCGCCCATGCGAAGCTGTCGGCCTCACAGACCAAACGCTGGATGACTTGCCCAGGGTCAGTGCGCTACATCGACGACATGCCTGCGATCATGAAGCGTGGGTCTTCAAGCTTTGCCCAGCTCGGCACCGCCGCCCACAGCCTTGTGGAGGAATGTCTTCGTGAAGGCAGGAAAGAGTCACGGTTGTACCGGGGCTATTGGATCAGCCTTGACGGATCAATCAACAAGCAAAAGCGTGATCCAGACGCCTTTGAGGTTGATCTGGACATGATGGACGCGGTCGACGTTATGCTGCGGACTGTATGGACCGAGCATGCACGGCTGGGTCCTGAAGTCGAGCTGATGATTGAACACCAGTTTGACCTGTCGTGGGTTCGGCCAAATATGTTTGGCACCAACGACGTGAGCTTGTCACAATTCCTGGAAGAGTTGGTGGTCATTGACTACAAGCACGGCCAGGGAGTGCCCGTTGAGGTCTCTGTCGTGGACAAAGCAACGGGCAAGCACAAGGGCAACAGTCAGTTGCTCTACTATGCTCTGGGCGCCGCGCACAAGTATGACTTCACGCACACACATGTCACAATCATTGTGGTCCAGCCGAGGTGTCCGCACCCGTTGGGGGGCGTCCGTCGATTCACCTGCTCCATGGACGAACTATTGGAATTCCGTGAGACTTTGGCCCTTGCAGCTGATGTGGTTATGGAAGCCTACAATGAATATCCTCAGTATACACAACGGGGCAAAGAAGAGCATTGGCAAGACAAGTTCCTGGTTCCAGGCGAGCACTGCAAGTCAGCTTTTTGTCCGGCCCTGGCCGTCTGTCCGTCTCTTCACCGACTGGCCGAGCGTGAGGCTGTTGCAGACTTCAGTGAGGAGCCGCCTGCTTCTTTGCCGGCACCCAAGGGCGTTGAGTCTTTGGGTCGTGCGCTGTTGTGGGTGCCTGTGCTAGATGCCCGTAATCGGGCTGTTGAAGCTCTTGCCCAACGTCTAGCAGAACAAGGGGTCAAGGTGCCAGGTCACAAACTTGTCCGCAAGAGGGCAAACCGGCAGTGGCTCCTCGATGAAGAGGGTGTGGTTGCGCGCTTGGTGGAAATCGGTGCAGACCCCAAAGACTTCCTTACCCAGCCCAAGTTGGCCTCGCCGGCTGTAGTTGAAAAGATCAGCAGTCAAGCCAAGCAGCTTGTGAATGGTCACCGCTTGACCAATGACACAAACTGGCAGATTGAGCCCATTGCAGCCAAAGGACAGGGTGGTATCACTCTGGCCCATGAGTCTGACCCTCGAGCTGAAGTGATTATTGATCCTGCAGCAGACTTCCCGAAGGATGAGGCCTTGGCCGCACTGGACGAGAGCGACGTATAACGGTATAGGCTTAGACTGCAAAAGTCTAGGCTTCCACTACGCTAAGGCGGATCGTCCCTTAGTGAAAATGTCCATGCAAGGAGATATGCAATGGCAAAAGTGTTGACCCCGGTTTTCCGGGTTTCGTTCCCGTCTGTCTTCGAAGCTTCCAGCTATGAAGGTGGCGCACCCAAGTACAGCGTCTGTGCGGTCTGGGAACCCGCAAAGTTCACGGCGAAAGACAAAGCGCTGTGGGATGCCATGATGGCACTGGCCGACTCGGTTTCCGTGGAAAAGTTCAAAAAGAAGCTGTCAGCATTGCCGGCCAACTTCAAGAAACCCTTCCGCGACGGCGCCGAGAAAGAAGGTCTGACCGGCTTTGGCGAGGGCAAGATTTTTGCCAACCTGTCCAGCAAGATGCGCCCCGGCATCATCTTCCTTGACAACACCCCGCTGACCGACCCCGAGGACTTTTACCCTGGCTGCTATGCCCGGGCGACGGTCACTGCCTATGCCTATGACAACGTGGGCAAGGGCGTGGCACTTGGCCTGCAGAACCTCCAGAAGATCAAAGACGGCGATCGCCTGGATTCGCGGACCGATGCGTCGGACGACTTCGGGGGCGAGGAAGTCGACGAGTCGTGGCTGGACGAAGCCGGCGTCGATCCTCTGGCTTGATCAGCAACTTGAACGCAGCATTGAGGCCCGCCTTCTGGCGGGCCTCTTTGTATAGAGGAGCAAAATATGACAACGCAACCAAATCCAATTCACGCGCAGGTGGCCCTGCAAGAAGCCAATACCATGATCCAGGTCATGCTGCAAAGGGCTCAACAGTTGGCCATCGAGCTTTTCGAGTCCAAACAGCTGAACGTTGCGCTTCAGCAGGCGCTCGAGGTTGAAAAGTCCAAAAGTGTTGGCACCGATCCCAAGCCTGAAAGCACATAGTTATATCAAGGAACATCTAAGGAGCAAAGAGATGAACTTTACGGGAACAAAGATCGAAGTCGTTGTTGAGCGGGTCGTGAACCAGTTTGGCCTGAATGCCGTCGTGCAGGAGATGCGGCGGCAGGAAAACATGAAGCATGAGAAAGCCGTTGCCGAACTGGACGCCGCAATCATGCGCTTTGGTACGTCCATGGGTTTGTCGTGGGATGAAGTTCTCAAGACTCTTGTCAAAGAGCCGGTCGCGGAACCCACACAAAGCATGCTGAAAGCCAGGCCCAAAACCAAACATACGCCCGTTCCGGCTAACATTGGCGAAGTGGCGGCGGACGTCATCACCTCGGCCGGCTGGGACTTTAGGCAGGAATACCATCGTGACCTGAAAGACGGGCACACGATTGTCAACCTGGTCGGTCAGCACTTCCGTCCAAAGAAGGCGCAGGACGTTCTGACCCGCAAGCGACAGCACAACATGGCCCTTCTCGTAGCTGAACCGACCAATGAAGCTGACGTCACCGCCGTCATGGTGCTGATGTGGGACTACAAGGATAAGGGTTGGCATCACGTCGGCTATGTTCGGGCGGACCAAGCGGCTAAGCTGCGCTCATGCTGGCCGGAAGATGATGTGCGCAAGGTTCTGGTTGCCATGATCACGGATATGCCTGCCAACTTCGACGGGCACCGTGATGGCGAGAACCTGAAGATGACCATCACTGGCGAATATCGGACATATCCAGCGTTCCAACGCTTGGTGTGAAGAGGGGCCTGTCCGGGACTAACGGACTACCGCTTGTGACACCGGACTAGCAAGCGGCCCAGTCAGTAGGGCAAAAGGCTGAACCGCGTGCCTGACGGCTGACAGGCGGTGACGGGGGAGAGAGAACCCCAACTGGATTTATGTGACTGCGGGTTGCCAAGGTTCTGACGTGCAAGTGAGGTAGCTCCTCGCCATGGTTTAAGTCAGCAAGATGGCCATCTGCTTTGGTTCCGGGCCTAGCTCGGCAAACCTGCAGTCTCCTAAGTCCAGTTTGCAGTCCGCCAAGTGGTAATGGAGAAGTGATGAGGGCATGGTCTGACAGTCTCAGGCCCTCACATGGAGGTGGTTCGACTCCACCCGGATTGCTCCAAGCAGGCGTAAGGCCCCGGGAAACCGGGGCTTTTTGCTTTACAAGCTTTGAGCAACATGCTAAACTTAGTCATGGCCAGATAAAAGGAGCTTAAGTTGGCAATAATAAGCATGGAGTCACCATCAGACGTTCGAGTGGCGCGATCAAGACCCAAAAAAGGCACCCCCAGCCTTGTTGTCCACGTTCATAGCGACTTCAAGAACTACTGGGTAGAACGCTGTGTGAAGTTTGTTCGTGTTCAGCAAAACCAAAGTGGCTTCACTATGATCCCTTGCCAAGCTGAAGCGGCCGGGGCAATGACTGTTGCCGATCACTTGAAAGAAGGGTACTTGGAAGTAGAGTTTACTCGCAAGTGGCTCAATAGCCTCTTTGGTTCCGAGGTGTTCAGCAAGTGGCCAACGCAGGCTTTTTTCTTCAACGCTGACGGCCGCATTCAAGTTCGCAAGCTGCACAAGCTGGAGCTATTGAGCGCAGTCGAGACGCGCAAATTCAAATACAAAGGGAGAGCAGCATGACTTTGATTGCCTACCGTCTGGTGAAAGTCCATGGCGAAAGTGAGAATGCAGACTTTGTGCAGTCTTTCCACAAGCACATGGAAGCTCTTTACATCGCTCGCAACAACCAGGGGCAGATGTGATGCGGTATCCTGGCTGGTATGCAATTGGCCTTTGCTGCCTTATGGTAGCCTGTGTCAAGATGAACTGGGATTGGCTTGCAATCCTGATCGTGGCAGTTGTGATTGTTCTCCCTGCAAAATGGGACCCTGCAATTCAGCTCAAGCTAAAGCAAGGAGAAAAGAAGTGAAGTTCTGGGCAATCAAGCGGCCAAGTGACGGGGCTTTTCTTCCAGAAGTCCACAAGGGCTACACCTATTCCGAGCCCCGCTTTAATTTACCGCCTCGGCTTTTCACAAGCAAAGGCGCTGCCAAAGTAGCATTGACCTATTGGCTGCGCGGTTGGCATTACACAGTTGTCACTATCGACAGAGGCTTTGACGATGAATCCATGGACGTCGAGCACAGAGTTACCAAAGTTGATGGTCGTGCTGAGCAAGGCCTTGAAGTAGTCTGTATGAACCTTAAGGAGGTTTCCAAATGAACATTCCATTGCATCTAAGCCAAACGAACCGCAGTCCTGAAGCCTGTCGCCTGCGTGCTGATCATGCCATGGCCATGATTGCCCTGCGACCCAATGGCAATGGCTTTCGGCGCGTCCCAGAGCACTCCAACCAGCACAGTCTGGTCGAGCGCTACCTGATTGAAGCCAGTGACATGAAGCCAATGCCCAAGGTTCCGCCGGATCGTCGCTACCGCCAGGTTCGCCGGCCACGTACCTGAAAAGTTGAGGGGTCCTTAGCCGGACCCCTTTTCGCATATTGAAGCCATGACAAATGAACCCAAAATAACAATAGACTTTGAGTCAAGGTCGGCTTGTGATATTGGCCGTGGCGCTTGGTTGTATTCAAAGCATTCCTCCACAAAGCCCCTGTGTCTTGCCTATAAAATTAGCCACGCCAAGACCAAACTGTGGCATCCTGGCTATGCGCACCTAGGCATTGAAGAGAGCCCATATCCTCAAGACCTCATGGATGCAATCGACTCAGGCATGCTAGTTGAAGCTCACAACCGCTTTTTTGAGTATTGCATGTGGACCAACATCATGGTTCCCTTGTGGGGTTGGCATCCTATTGCCCGTGAGCAGTGGCGCTGTTCGGCGGCCAAGGCCGCGTACTATTCCCTGCCGCGGTCACTTGAAAATGCGGTCAAGGCCTTGAACATGTCTGTTGAAAAGGACATGGAGGGCAACAAAATCATGCGCAAGCTTTGCAAGCCTCGCAAGCCTTTGAAGCTTGAAAAGGCGGCTATGCTCAATGCTGGCATTGATCCTGAAACCCATATCCTGTGGCATGAAAGTGTGGAGGATTTTGAGCGCAATTGGGTCTATTGCATGAATGATGTGGAGACAGAGCATGCCTTCTCTGAACTTCTGCCTGACCTGCCTCCTGGCGAGCTTCGTATCTGGCAAATGGACCAGGATATGAACCTTCGGGGCATTCGGTGTGACCTGACCATGGTCAACAGCGCCCTGAGAATGCGAAACCGGGAAATCTCTGCCATGAACGAAGAACTGGCAGACATTATGGGCATTCCAGATGAAGAGCGTGAGGGGTTTAGCGCCTCTCAGCGCGCAAAGATCAAGGACTGGGTTAACGTCCAGGGCGTAGCCCTTCCGGACACACAGGCCGCAACGCTTGACAAGTTTGCTGAGAAGAAACTGCCCGCTGAAATACTGGCCGCAATTAATATCATACGTGAAGTCAACCGGTCTTCCACTGCCAAGTATGAGGCAATGCTGGAGCGGGCTGATGCCCAGGACTGGCGCTTGCGGGACTTGATGATGTATCACGGTGCTGGCACTGGTAGATGGGCTGGCAAGGGTGTGCAACCACACAACTTTCCGCGTGGTGACATCAAGCTCATGGAATTGGCATGCAAGCTGATCATTGAGGAAGACTATGATGCCATCCGAGCCTTGTTTGGCGAAGTCATGGAGCACCTATCCTTTGCCCTTCGCGGGGCCCTTACAGCAACACTTGGCCGTGACTTGATTGTGGCAGACTTTGCAGCTATCGAAGCCCGAGTGGTTTTCTGGCTCGCTGGCGATGATACTGCTTTGAACGTGTTTCGGGCGGGTGAAGACATTTACTGTGACATGGCCACCGGCATTTACGGGTTTAAGGTCAAAAAGAAAGACCACCCGGTTGAGCGGCAATTTGGCAAGCAAGCTATTCTTGGCCTTGGCTTTGAAATGGGCTTTGTGACCTTCCTTCTCACCTGCAAGAAGTATGACATTGAATTCTCGCCAGAGCAGTGCCGCAAGATTGTCGGCCCAGAATACGACGTGCTTGTTGAGAAGATTGAGAAGTATTTCCTCACTGACAAGAAGCGCATCAAGAGGATGCGGGACGCGGGATTAAGCATTCGGGAGAATATGCACAGCCTAGTACTCATGCAGTTCACCGTGAACAGGTACCGGGCCCGCTATCCTGAGGTCAAGCAAATGTGGCGTGACCAAGAAGAAGGGGCTGTGCAGGCCATTCGTAATCCAGGCCAAATGATTGAATGCAAACGCGGTCGCAATTCATGGATTGTTGAAGACATTGGAGGTCAGCCTTGCCTTCGCACCTATTTGGCTTCTGGCAAGCCGCTTCACTACTGGTATCCCAAGCTGGTACTTCGCAAGACGCCTTTCAAGGACTCCACGGGTGCTCCGGTGCTCAAGCCAGTCATTACGTTTTGGGCTGTAGACCCATACACCAAAAAGTGGAGTATGCAAGACACCTATGGTGGAAAGCTTGTGGAAAATATCACCCAGGCTACAGCACGCGACTTGATGGCCTTGGCCATGGTTCGAGCAGATGAGACTGGGGTCTATGACGTGCTCCTGTCAGTCCATGATGAATTGATTGCTGAAGTGGATAAAGACAAGGGCAATGTCAAGGAGTTTGAATTGCTCATCTCTGAAACTCCAGGATGGGCCGCAGGTTGTCCGGTCGATGCCGAAGGCTGGCGTGGCGAAAGATATAGGAAATAGGTGCAATGGCACCCAAGCTTTGAGGACTATTGCATTCTAAGCACATAGTCATATAGGAGCAACCATATGGAACAACCAGAGGACCGCCGCTACCTTGATCTTTCCAAAACCAAGGAAGCCTTTGAAGCAATGAAACAACGGGCCTTTGAAGAAGAGCGCCCCATTGAAAGAAGGAAGCTTGTTACGGCCAAAGACAAATCCGTTCCAACCCTCGTACGCGATGGATCCATCAATCCCAGCCCCAAAGTCATCGACAAAGTGCTGGAAATGCACCCGGCCAAAAGTCCCTTGCACTTTGTGGCCAGCGTGATCGCAGCCATGGGCTACTCATCCATTGCCGTCTATGACCAGGCTGTATCCCGGGCCGAACGCTTTCACCAGAACCGACCGCCGCAACAGCGCATCCCCACGCACATTCGGCAGAAGCTGATCCTCAAGCGGCTGATCGAGATGTGCCTGGCCAAGAAGTTTGGCACAAAGGCAGCGTGACATGGGACAAGAAGGAGGAATCAATTACAAGCCTTCCCACGGCAAGCGCTTTGGCTATTCCACAATCTATGGCAGGGTAGGAGAGCATGAGCAAGCCTACATGACCCGGCTATGGATTGGCCGGCTTCGCTTGCACATCTTCCACAAGGGTGACAACGATCCGGACTGTCATGACCATCCTTGGGACTTCTGGACTTTCCCGCTGACTCCCTATATCGAGGAAGTCCTGACTCTCATTCGCGACACAATCACGGAAGGCACAGCACCAAAGCCACCACGCTATCAACGCACTCGGCAGGTTGTGCCAGCTTGGCGTTGGTCTTTCCGGCCCGCAACGCACACCCATCGCGTTCTCGGACCTGTTGGTGACGAACCTGACCAACTTATTGCAACCTTATACAAACTGCCTCAGCCCTCTATCGGCAAGGGCAAAATCGTGACCATTGTTTGGCGGGCAAAAGCAGAACGGTCTTGGGGCTTTCTGAAAGACCGCGGTGGTAAGTGGTGCTGGGTTGGATGGAAAGACTACGTGTTTAGCGGCGGGAAGGATGCCCCCTGCAACGATGAATGAAAGGTAGTCCCGGTGGAATTCGACTTCAAGACTGTGCCCTACAAGCACCAGGTTAAGGAGTTTGAACTTCACCGGGACACCAAAGCTCGCGCACTGATTTGGCAAATGCGAACGGGCAAAACCAAAGCAATGATTGACTTGGCTTGTTACTTGTGGAAACGCTGCGAAATTGATGCAGTTGTGGTAGTGGCGCCAAATAATGTGCATTTAAACTGGGACCTGCGCGAGTTGCCAGCCCACCATTGGCATTCAGTCAAATATGCATCCTTTGTATGGGATGCTGCAAAAGCCGTGAATGCCAAGTTCGACCAGCAATTTGCTCGTCACTGTGAAGAGCACAAAAAGCTTGCCTGGTACATGGTGAATGCCGAAGCCCTTGGTAATGAAAAAGGGCGTAAGTATCTTGCAAAATTCCTGCGTACCCGGTGGAGGGTGCTGCTTATCGTGGACGAAGTCCATGAGTTTAGGTGGGCAACTTCAAAGCGGTCAGCCGGATTGCGCGCTGTGGCCAAAAATGTGGCCTTTCGGCGCATATTGTCTGCAAACCCCACAGACAATTCGCCCTTGCATGCCTATGCCGAGTTTGAAGTACTGGAAAAAGGAGCCCTTGGCTTTGAAAAGTACACCGACTTTGAGGATCGCTACGGGGTCAAGGAAGAGATATACATTCCTGGCGGCTACAACAAAGATGGCTCAAAGAAAAAACCTCGCAAGCGTCTGGCAGTCACCAGTTACAAAAATCAGGAAGAGCTTCGGCATCACATAGCCCGTTGGTCCAGTCTTGTGCTACGCGAGGACTGTGAAGACATGCCTCAGCTGCTCAGGGGTCAAGTGCTCTTTGAGCTGACTGCTGCCCAGAAAAAGCTTCACAATGACTTGGTGACTTCGACCCTGGCAAGACTGGATACTGGTGAGCTCATTCCTCCGGCAGAAGGTGGCGTCTTGCGCATACGCCTGCAGCAGATTGCCTCCGGGTTTATCAAGGATGAAGACGGCGGGGTTATTGAGCTGGTGTCAGATGCCAAAAATCCTCGGATGCTTGCGCTGGTCGAGGCTCTGCACGAAGTCCCTGGTAAGGCCATTATATGGTGCCAATTTAGGGAAGACGTCATTCGTGTGCACAAGCATTTGAATACACTTGGCATAGGTGATGCGGTCCACTATTATGGCGGGACGACCAAACGCGAGCGTGTTATTTTTGAAAGTCGTTTCCGCAATGATCCAAAGTGCCGTTGGCTTGTTGGTCAATATCAAGCAGGTGGCCAAGGCCTTGACTTTTCGACTGCTGGAGACATTTTCTGGTATTCCCATACCAGTGACTTGCTTCGTAGGAGGCAAGCCGATGAGCGTGCGACCAAGATTGGTGGCAAGCGCATTGGGGTGACTGATCTTGTGGCAATCGGCTCCAATGACGAGAAGATGCTTGATGATCTTGCAAGCAAGGAAGTCACCGCCAACTATCTTACCGGGCATGGATTGCGGGACTATCTGCAGCTCATAAAATGACCGTATAGCGCTCGGTTTTCCGGACTGACGCTTTATAGTTTCGAGGCTCCGAAGCTCCCGGAGGACTCGATTTCATAGCCTTTTCGACCTTTCTGAAGCTCGGTCAGAACGCTTTTACGACCGGACGACTGAAATGATACAATGGCTTGCCCCAGAGATATTGCAAGCTAGAGTCTCAAATATGAACACTGTAACCAAGGAGTGACTACAATGACCGACGCTGTTGAAACCCAAGTACCGGCTGCTGCCGGGAAAGCCCCCAAAGTGCCGAAGCGCGGCATTGGCATGGTAATCAAAGAAGCCATCATGGCCGGCAAGACCAACGAAGAAGCTCTGGCCCTGGCGCTGGAGGAATTCCCGCAGGCCCACACCTCGGCGTCGACTGTGAGTTGGTACCGCAACAAGCTGCGCAAAGAGGGCAATACCGATGTTCCGACGGCGCGCAGCCTGAAGAAGGCCGCCGAAGCTGCCAAGCCGGCCGAAGCTGCCGCGGCTGTTGACCCCCTGGCCTGATCCTTCATCGACCCGGTCTACAAGTGAAAGGCTCCAGTTTTCTGGAGCCTTTTGCTTTACAAAGCTTCTCGGATATGATACACTTAGTCATGGCCGCATCAAGGAGCCCGAGAATTATGCCCACTGTTGAAGAACTCATTCAGGCAATCAAAGACCTGCTGGATCATGCCGTCTATGACGCCGAGCGGAATGATGAATGCATCAAAGCCGTTGATGATGCAGGCACTTTGCTCCACTGGTATGAGGTGGCTTCCAATGGCTAAATCCACCGTCATTATGCCCCATATCTACAAGATTGCTGAGGGGCTGTCTTTCGGCAAGATTTACTGGATTTTAGGCGAGCAGCCTTCTGCTTCACGGATCAGGAATGATGTCAAAGACCCACCGACTTCAGGCTGGTCGCATTGCTTCCTGATTGACAAAGGGGGCAGTCTTGTGACACTGTTTTGTCCCTATGCGCTTGAAAGCTTCCAGGTGACTCGTACCTGCAGCGAAGTTGTGTCCATGACCATGGACGACAAATACGAGCCGGCCCCTATGCGGCCAGGTGCCAAGCATCAGACCAATGTTCGTGTGGGCTACTTGCCTTGGTCAGACGATCGCCAAGACAAAGTGCTGGCTATCCTGAAACGCAACTGGGAAATGCACGGCTCGCTGAAGACCATGGGCAAAGACTTTGACACCGCAGCCATGGTACTTCACATGATGGGCGCTGACGTGCCCCTTCGCACCATTGCTGAGAGTGATGAATCCAACAAAGCGCGCGGGGGCAAAGAAGTCGACGTGCTTGGCTTGTTGAAGCCGGTCAAGCCAGGAAGCGTCCGGGGCAAAGTGTTGAGCTTTTTCCTGCCTCAAGCCCGCTCGCTAAGAGAAGCCATGGCAGAGTTTGGCTATTCCCGGTCAAACATACTGAGCCACTTGTATATGCTGAATAAGGAGCATGGCATTGGCTATGTTCTCAGCGGTGACTCAGCCACGATTGTCCTGCCTAATGGATGCTCAGACCCCTTCGTGGCAGATGTGTAATAAAGGCTGGTCCTATTAATGGGCCAGACCAACTAAACTTGAGCCATGTGCGTAGGAGCAAAACATGCAGCAAGAGACCAAGGACTTGATGAATAAAATGGCCGTCGACTGGACGGCCTTTAACGACAAGGTGGCTGGCTATCCCCTTCCTGTGAAGCCAGAGCTTTTGTCAGCGCCCCGTGGCAAATTCCGTGCGGACTTCATGCAAGAAGAGCTTGACGAATTTGTCAAAGCCAGCCAGTCAGGTGATCTAGAAGGGGCTGTGGATGCCTGCATCGACCTGATGTATGTGACCATGGGTACGCTGGGCGAGATGGGCATACTGATCCAACCCACCTGGGATGAAGTGCAGCAGGCCAATATGCGCAAGCAACGTGGTGAGCGCTCCAAGCGGCCTGGCGCACAAGGCTTTGATGCAGTCAAGCCTGATGGTTGGACTGGCCCGAGCCACGCTGACTATCTGACCATCACCAGCGCCGACGTTCAGACCATTTTGGACTTGCGCACCGGCAAAAGGATTGCACAGCCCACCACTGAAACCACGGCAGTCTTTGAAATGCCTAAGCCCAAGCTACTAATCTTGGGCCACGGTCGGCACGGCAAAGACACGGTGTGCGAACTGTTGCGGGACAAATACGGGTTCTCATTTATGTCCAGCAGCTTGTTCTGTGCTGAACGGGTCATGAAGCCCGCCTTTGACCGTGTGGAACTCATGCCAATCTACGATTCAGTGCAGGAATGCTTTGACGATCGGGTCAATAACCGAGCGTTCTGGTACGACCAGATCATAGCCTATAACCGCCCTGACGCGTCACGGCTTGGACGTGAAATCTTTGCGGAGAATGACATCTATTGTGGGGTTCGCAGCGCACGGGAATTCCATGCCCTTCGCAACACCGGCGCCTATGACATCTCCATCTGGATCGACGCCTCGGAACGCATGCCGGCTGAAGGCCGTGACTCCTGCACCGTTGAGCCGTGGATGGCTGACTTTGTGCTGGACAACAACGGTACGCCAGAAGACTTGGCATTCAACCTCGAGCAGCTGATGACCCACTTTGGTCTGGACAAGGGAGAAATGGCATGAATTTTCTCAATCGTGATGTCGTCACTTCGGATCAATTCCCCGAAGTTTACTATGACCTGGCTAACCGGATCATGTATGACGGCGTGGAAGAGCGCAATGAGCGCACAGGCAAGGTCATTCGGGCCTATCCGACGGGTGGTTATTCATTCACAATCAACCTGGAAAGCGGTTTCTTGCCGATGACAGACCGGCGTCGACTTTTCCCCAGCACTGCTGCGGCCGAAACTGCGTGGTATGTGCAAGCCACGCAAGAGCCCGACTTCATGTTCAAATATGCCGAAGTCACTTGGAAGAAATTCCTGGAGCCGGCTTATGATCCTCCGACTGAAGAAGGGCAAGGCGTTGGCTGGTCTCTGACTGTGCCGCTTATCATCAAAGCGGCCTACGGCTACCGCTGGCGTAAGCACTTCAACCGTGATCAGCTTAAACTGGGCATCGAAGCTTTGCGGGCAAATCCGTCTGATCGTCGGGTTTACATCTCGGCATGGGACCCTGCGCTGGACGGACTGGGCGCCAAAGGCCAACTCAACGTGCCTTGTCCCGTTGGCTTTACCCTGTCAGTCCTGAATGGGCGGCTCAACAGCACCTACATGCTTCGGTCCAGCGACGTGTTTGTTGGCCTGCCCTACGACGTTATGGGGCATGCCTTGCTGATGGACATGGTTGCAGCAAGTCTGGGAATTGACCTTGGCTATATGACGTTCACCCTGGCGCATCCCCATATCTATGACGTGCACTTTGACATGGTGAACCATTTCCTTGGCCAGGCTACTGCCATGGATCAGCTCATGAAGATGCCGGCCTGGACCATTGAAAAGGTTGAAATGTTCCCACATGAATATGTGGCGCATGTCAAGGAAAAGGCGGCGCTACTGACTTGGCCGCTTTATTGCCCACGGCCTGAGGTGGTGGCTTAAATGATCGGCCAAAGTCTCACCGTTTCACCCATGGAATGGCATAAGCGATTCATGCGCTTGGCCGTCAACGTGTCAATGTGGAGCAAGGACCCCGACAAACAAGTCGGGGCTCTTGTGGTCTCTACCGATCGTCGGCGATTTTCTGCAGGGTATAATGGCCTGCCTTGGGGTATGCCTGATGATCCGGAAGTCCTTTGCAACAAGGATTTGAAGAATGCTCTGACAATCCACGCTGAGCAGAACGCCATGGCAAATGCTCCTTTTGACCTGGCAGGCTGGACCATCTATTCCACAACAGCGCCCTGCTTACACTGCGCACTGGCAATTCGACAGCATCGACTTTCCCATCTGGTGTGCGCGCAGATTAATCCAGAAAGCCGTTGGGCTGACGAGCAACATCAGGCCAAGACCCTACTTGAGAACCTTGGCGTACAAGTCACATGGGTGAGCCTTGAACACCTCTTTGACTAAGTGGGGATCAGAAGTTGAACGGGAGAGGCGGAGTCGTATCCGCCTCTCTTTGTGGGCTTATGCCTATGAGTTTGAGGCAGACTCCCTGGTACCCGATGCTGAGTTTGATGGAGAAGCGGCCTTGCTTGATCCTCAACTCTCTACGGGCAATGAAAAGCTAGACAAATTCTTTAGAGAGAAATTTGACCACAATACCGGAGTGTGGGTGCGTCGCCATCCAGAACTTGATAAGGTGAAGGCTCTATACCTCAAAGTGAAGGGCAAAAAGCCATGGGTTTGAAGCTTGTAATGGCAGTATCTGCTGATGGATTTGTAGCTCGGGGTCCAACCGACGATATGACATGGACCGGTTCGACTGACAAGCGTGTGTTCAGGCTTCTCACCTCTGTCGGTGGCATCCTCGGAGCCGGACGGAGGACATTCGAACAGCTTCCGAAGCTCGAAGGACGCACAGTTGTTCCCCTTTCACGGAATGGCATGACCTTGATCGAGTTTGCCTCCCAGTATCCTGATGCATGGCTGATTGGCGGCCAGGATATTGCTCTTGATGCCCTACGCTGTGGCAAGCTGGACCAGGTATTCCTGTGTCGTTCGCGTGAGGCGTTCCTGCGCTTTGGCATCAAAGATGAAATCACCCCGCGTTTGATGTGCAGTCCGACTTGGCAGCAAAAACCTGCCATCTGCTTTGCCGAAACCTTTGTGGATATATGGGAGAACCAAAAATGATAGTTATTACCCTTGAATTACATTCAGCCAAGACCGGACAAAAAACCCTGCTTGGCCGTGCAATCATCGACAATGTGGCCACAACCCCAGATGGACGCCTGGCAGACTACGATATTCGAGTAGGCCGCAAGACAGATGGTTTTGATCTAGTCAAAGTGTTCCAAAAACCTCTGCGTAAAGGGCGGGTGTTCAATCATCCTCGCCTATCCCAAAATGTGTGGCGGCTTGTGCTCAAGGCTCTTGCCTCTGCTTTTCCTGAGCAAAAAGTTACCCTGCCAGATGAGGACGTTCATGACATTACCTGATCGTGACCGTGAAACCGCGCTATGGGGCTGGCTGCGAGACTCAATGCCGACAATCAAGGTGCCAAAGCACGTCCAGCGAATTGAGGACAGCACCAAGTCGGGTACGCCTGATGTTGAAGGCTGTGTGGAGGGTCGGTCTTTTTGGATTGAACTCAAGGTTGCCTATGAGCAG